GTAGATTCATCAGTAGAGTTATTATTACTCTCAGCTTGCCTAGTAGCTTGCTCAGCTTTCCTTTGGTCGATAATTTCTTGAATAGTCATTTAGTCCTCCTTTTTAAAAATAGTGATATCAAAAGTGTTTGGCTTGTCAGACTTTCTATCAATTTTAGTCTCTCCACTATTAGCTAGAATGTTATCATCTTTTGCTAATAGGGCTGTAAACTCATTCATAGCTATCTGACCTATCTTAGCTATTTTAAGAGCTGTTGGATCATTATCACTTGAGATTCTAATTACGGTCTTTTTAGTTTTAATATTAGGGAAGTCTGAGTAGACTTTTTCAAAGTCTTGATTAATGATAGTAATTAAACTATCTCCCTGCTTCATAGCCCACTCTGCTGCTTCCTCAACTGTATCGAAGCTAGCATTAGGCTTAGTATCCTTATCAATGCTAGATGCATTGATATAACCTTTATAAGCTTTAGTAGTATTTTCTTTACTATCATCTTTCTTTAGAGTCTCAAGCAATTTTGCTAGAAGTTCCTCCGCTTTTTTCATAAATGTCCTTTTTCATTTGCAAATAAAAATAATCAAGATGGTCTATTCACCATCACCTACTAGTACAACCTCCTTTCTCTGTAAGATATCTATATTACAATCTAGTAGTTCTAATAGATAAGTCTTTAATTTATTACTAGCTATATTTAATAAACTCTTAGAATTAAGCTTTACTTTTAGATTATCTGTTAATTGAATTATCTGATAATCTAAGCTATCAGTCTTATCTGTAATTACTAGAGTTATATTAGGAGTGTCTAGTTTTATATTAGAGTCTAATGTAATCTCTAGATTCTCTATATTAAATACAGCTCTATCATCTAGAAACTTTTCTTGAGTATATTTAAAAGTCTGAATAAATAGAAATAGCTGTAAAATTAGAGATTCGGGATTCTGAATATTTAAAAGTTCATTTGCTGTAGTTCTGTTGATAAAATAATAGCATCTATTTATACTTGAAAATAAACTACTATTTATAGCATTATATAAAATCTCATCACCATTACCTATAAAGAAGCGTTTATTTAATAGATTTACTTCTCCTTTAAATTTAGCAATATTTTCAGCTGTATTATCAGTAGCTATTATAGCTACTAGATTATAGTGGTTACATAAATCCTTAGTTATATTTATAGTAGTATTTGTAAGACTACCTTCTAATCTACTATACTTCTCTAAGATATACTTTCTAGTCTTTATCAATAGCTCTAACTTCTCTAGTAATTCTCCATAATATTCTATTAGAGTCATTTCTATACCTTTAGTACAAATACGATATCTGGTTAGATAAATAGCATTTCTTTAATGGAAAGAAATACCTCTCTATATTAAATAGTCTATTACGAGCTTTAGAAACATTAATATCTCCCAATACTATAATTACTGTAAAATCAAGTTCTTCTTCCTTATCTGTAACAGCTAGTGTGGAATACCTATTATCACTGACTCTGTTACTTAATAGAGAGATTTTAAAACCTAGATATTTATGATAAGTTATTGTTATTGTCTCTATATCGTTATCCTCTATTACTGTTATAAAATTATAGAAGTAATTGAGAAAATCTAGTGGCAATGCTCCAGGTACTTTTTCATTATCGTAATTCTTAAGAGAACTAACTACCTCTTGATTTTTAACGCCTATTTCTAGATACATTTCTTTTATACACCTTGGTATAATAACTTGGTCTTTAAATGTCATTAATATATCTACTATACTTTTCATTTCTTTATCTCCTCGGTAAACTCTATATAACCTACTTTTAATATAACTATATCATTCACTAATTCTATAGATATAGGTACATTAAAGTCTATACTCACATACTCTAAAGCATAGTTCACTATGTTCCATAAAGAGAGAATTATACTAGGGTATTCTAGTGCTAAAGCCCAATTATCTATTATCTTAAACATATCAGTATAAATAATATCGTCAAACTTTAGTTTAAACTCAAATTGCTTATTACCCTTAACTAACTTAATAGTAATGAATTGAACATCTTTTAAGAAGTTAAAATGAAAATCCTCAACTCTTTCTTTAAACCTAGCCTCTATGATTTGCATATCATCCATAGTCATCTCTTTAATTCCTTTTCTAGCTGTACTATATGGTCTATAGTTAAGACTATCTTATTCCTATCAAATAAAACAGAAAAATCTAAAGTAATATCATTAAGATGTATCTTATCTATGACCACATAAGAGTTCATAAATAAATCCCATAGATTCAATACATCTTTAGCTATATCTCTGTCATAGTTCTCTAGGATATCTATAACACTATGATAGGTGTATTTACCTGTATGAGGGATTAAAGTTGTAACTCTCTCTTTATTAAATACCCTTAGATTTATAGACTTCACAAGGTTATACTCAGTATTGCTGGATACAATCTCACGTATCTTTGGTATATGCTCTTTGAACTTATTAATCATCCAATATAAATCACCCTCTGTCAGCATCTATATACTCCTTATAGAAAAAATTAAAGTGTCTAAGGGTTTATACCCTTAGACAAATTACACTTCATAATAGCCGCCGAAGGCGGCAATGAACAAGCAATATACTCATTACTCTTAACAGATATAGTATCCTTGCTCATTACTCCTTATGGCATTATAGATATCCTCACTGTATTCTCCTTTCATAAACTCTTTGATGTCTATAGGCTTATCAGTAACTTGTGTTAAGATACTCTCTAATATAGGTTCTTTATATAATCTAGCTAGTGTATACCTATAGCATTTCCTCAACTCATCGCAGTCATTAGCATAGACTCCAAAACTATCGTGGATAGGACTGACTACTATACCTCTCTCCCTTAGCATAGTTATGACTTGTCTACACACCCAAGCATCTAGGCTATGCACTATATTTACTGCTAGGCTTCTCCAATTGTCTTTACTAGCCTCATTATCCTCACATCTAATATTAAAGCTAGGATACTTGATACTCTTATCAAGTTCTTTCACTTCTATCTTGTGAGTCTTTGTAACTAGACTAGGCACATAAGCCCAATGACCATCAGGTAATTTCCAGCTGTGATATAGTCTAGGTTCATACAGGCTATTGATATACTCCTTTAGTCTTATAGGACCACTAGCTAGTTCCTCTATGGCTTGTTCAAATACACCATAGTAGTTACCTAGCATTGTCTTAGGGGTAGCTACAGAGTTGTAGCCACTCGTCATTATGCTAGCTTTTATAACATCTCTAGGTTTAGGTAAGTCTAGTTCTTTAGCCTTAGCTTCTAGCCAAACATCTAGGTCATCTCTATCTCTAGGCTGTACTAGTTCTCTGACTCTGTCATATACTAAGCTATAGAAATCTTGTCTCTTAATGTTTCCCAACACATTCAACATCTCCATAGCCTTCTCATCTCTAGTAATGACACTCATCAGCTGATAGCCACTAGCTGTAGCGTCTAGTCTGACTATTTGTCTAGATTTTCCAGTCTGTAAATAGTACTTATACTCCTTGACAGCTTGCTTGAATAGCAACTTATCACTAGCAGTTTTAACTAGCTCTCCTAGTTTTGTATCATCTAGCATAGTCTCTAGGTTATCCTTAGTCCAATGTAATCTAGTCTCCCAATTACTCTTATCTAGACCATAGGCATTGGCTATGTCTATGAGTAGCCATTCATTGCCTCTAGTATTAACTTCTCTAGGCTGATAGAATCTAAGCAATGCCTTACCATACTCATTAGCTTGTACGTTAATGAGATAGCCTTTGCTATATATCCTACCTCGTTTGTCATAGTTCCATTCGAAGTAGAATGGTCTAGTGCTATACTCTTTAGCCATATCTCTTAGCTTAGCATTGAACTTAGATACTCCCTCACTTCGATTGGTATTATCTAGTGTACTTTCTATGAACTCCATATCTAGTCCATAACCTACACTAGATAGATACTCCAATACGTCTAGATTGATAGTATTACTACCATTACTTCTAGCCATTAGAGCATTACTCTTATGACCTAGGATATGTTCACTAGGGTCTGAATACTCTAGTGGTACTATGCTAGGTCTAAGGTCATAATCTAATGGTAAGTCAGTCTCTAGTAGTCCTTCCTCTACTAGGTCAGCATTAGGTTTTACTAGATATGACATACTTCCTTTGTCATTGGCTACACGATTAATGTCATACAATCCACAGTGCTGACATACGGCTAGTACTAATGCACCTAGTTGGATATCCCAAATAATACTCTTATCTTTACTAGTAAATATCATACCAGCAATAGATTGGAGAACATTACCCTCAATGCTAAGGGTACTGATAGCTCTGAATACTCTCTCTACTAAGTATTCAGGCATAGCTTCTATCACACTAACTTGTTCATCTCTAGTAGTCCATCTAGATTTACTAGAGGTATACTCTAATACATAGGAAGCGAGAGCTTCATACATATTAGTTTTTATAATCTCTAGCTTATCCATAGTATTAATCCATTCGATTAATGAAACTTACTTTGATGAACTCTTTGGGGTCTAGCCAAATGTTGATGTAGAACCTTCGATTATTATCTATGGCTTTATCTTTAATGGCTTGATTGATTACTTCTAGAGTATTCTTTAGTGAGAAAGTCAAGTCATCCAGTTTTTGATTTACTGGAGCATTATTACCTATAAGCATCTCCTCAAACTCACCTGTTTTACTATAGTATAATCTGCAATAATTACTTTGGTACTGTATCATTGCTGCTCTAGCAAAACCTATAATTAATAGTTCAATAACTGATTCTTGTTTCATCTTATACTCCTTTAACGATGAATGTTATTGGTCTATACAGACAACTAGTTATTATCTCTCCATATTAGAGTTAGCCAGTCTTTTATATCACTGGCTAATTCTCTAAACTCTATACCACTTGTTTATCTATGGATGGAATACACTAATAGAATTAAAATAAGTACTAGTAATCCATCACGTCCATAGATTACTAGCAGAGCTACAACTTGAGTTTACGCAGGTAAGTAGTACCTCGAATGAGTTTAATGACATCTTAGGTCGATAGCTTAATTAGAGTGCAAGCTTATAATCGCTGGCTGTAAGCTGACGAATGAGTTTCAAGTCCTCAATAGGTTTACCTGACTTAGTTACACCGTAGTCCTCACCCTTCTGAGTCTTAGCAAAGTCTAAAGCTTTGTCCAAGTCCTCAAAAGTGATTCTCTCTCGGTTTTTGAAGCAGTACCAAGTGGATGGAGCTAATTCTCTAGCCTTCTTATAGCTAATAAGCTCACCTTCATTCTCAAATATGACTGACTTAATCATAAGATTCTCCTTAGAAAAGATTTTCACCTTCCCAGTCTATCTATGGATGAAATTGTCATAGATGTAGTATTTGAATGATAAAAATCAAATAGAAAAAATTATAAAGTAGAGGTTTTACCCTCTACTTCTTAGTAACTTTAGTAGGCTTGATGTCTAATACATCACAAAGTTCTAGAGTTACATTAGCTGCTACATCACTAGCAGCACCTTTTATATCAACACTTAGTCCTTGTTTTGCTAGACCTTTCTTAGCTAGAAACAAGAACACTACAGTTGCTATAATGTATTCCATCACACTCTCCTTAGTTGAGTATCATAGTATGAGGCTATTGCTAGCCCAACTAATATCAATGACATTGCTAACATAGCAAACTCCTTGAATTAATTTCACCTTACCAGAATTAAAGAATTACTTTTATCAGCTACCCTCAGGGGGGTAGACTGATGAATAAATTGCACAGTCTGGCTAGTACTACCCCCACACTAAATTACATAAAACCCAATATCGCTTTAAGGTTTTTGTAAGTTTGTTAGGTTTATCATCCCTTAGTTTTATCTCTCTGTACTACGTACTACAAGAATAACTTAGTAAAAACCTTAGTAAACCCCCATAGAATGGGTATTTGAGAGGGTTTTGTTAGATAAGGTTGAATGCTATTTATAAATACCTTTAATTGACATTCAATGAAAAAAAGGTATACTTATTTTGATATTTAATGAAATAAGGAGAAGTTATGGCTAGACGTAAGTATGAGAATCACGTATTGAGGACTTATGTAGACCCTAATACAGGAGAAGTAATCAAACAGGATGAGTTTGTAAAGATAGTAGGTAAGAGAAAGCTTAATGGCTTTAGACTAGTATATTTAGATAATGTATTAAGTCTAATTACTAAGTTTAACACTATCAGGGAAGCTTACATAGGTATAGATATTATTAGTAGAGTATCTATGGGTAATAACTATGAAGTTGTCTTTAATATGGATGAAGTAGCTAAATACTATGGAGTAAAATCTTGGGTTGCTAGGAGAGTATTAGCTATTTTAAAAAATGAAGGAGTACTGATGGGAGGTAGAGGTAAATATATGTATAATCCATTCTTTATTATCCCTAGATATATGAATGATGATATGGTAGGAGCTATGCAAAATAGATGGAAAGAGTTATATGGAGATTATGAAATACAGCCTAATGATTTACCTCCTAGAAGTAGAATAGGACACATTACTCCAGAGGAAGCTGCTGGTAGAAGTATGAATAGTCCTGTGTAGTATAAACCTAGTATTTATCTCCTTAGTAGAGTATAATAAAGGAAATACTATATAAGGAGATAAATACTGATGGCTAATATACAAGGTAAGAAGTATATCAAGCAAAATAACGCACCTAGTAGTAGAGAGATAATACCTACTACTGATACTACCTCAATAGACAATCCCAATAATAGTAAAGTTAATCTAGCAGCTATTACAGCTAGCAAAGTATATGGTTGGTTTAATGCTAATAGACGTAAGAAGTATAAGTGTACTATCACTGATGAAGCTGTAGAGTTAATTAAAAAGAGTGCTAGTGAGGAAGCTTTTGATGGTTATAGATTTATTGATACTATCCTAGAGTTTAGAAGTATCCTAGATGAGGATAGTGATATAGAGTTAGAGGATTATATCAATGCAGTAAGATTCTGCAGTTATCTAGAAGTATATAAAGGTAATGCTATAGAGGCATATATAGAAGCCTTTAGATATAAAGAGTTTGTAGATAAGAAACGTAATGCACCTAGAGATAGCAAAGAGTATCTTAGTTTGGTTAATGCAGCTAGCAGATATAGAAAACATCCATTAGTAAAGAAAATACTAGCTCAAAGTGAAATACCTCTATATATTATGTTTCAAGGCTATAGATATGCAGCTGTAGAAAAGTTAGTAGAGGAGATGAATAATGCTAAACTTAGTAGAGATAGGATTAATGCAGCTGATAAGTTACTATTGCATCTAAAAGCTCCTGAAGGTATAGAAGTAAATGTTAACGTAAAGAAGGATAGTGAAACTATCATAGATACTTATCAAGAAGCTATTATGAATATGATACAAAAGCAAAAGGCTCTAATACAAAATGGAGGCAATATGCACGATATAGTCAATGCTAGCATTAAAGGGGAGGACAAAGAAGTAATAGACATAGAGGAGAGTGAAAGTAATGCCTAAGAGTATGGATGAAATGCTTAATGAAGTAAATTATGACTTTACTGGATATATGCCTAGTAATGAAGCATTGATGGTAGTTAACTTCATTAAAGAAGTAAATGGAGGAAGTGAGGATAATAAAACTCCACTAATGCATTTAAAAGTATTAGATATGGTTTGTAATACTTCAGCTAGAGATATTATAGTAGCTCATAGAGGTTTTGCTAAAAGTTCATTGATGGAGTATCTAATATTATTTAATGCAGGCTTTGGATACTTTCCAGGATTTGGGAAAGCTCCATTTATAATGTATGTAAGTGATAGTATTGAAAATGGAGTAAAGACTCTTAGAAAGAATATTCAGTTCAAATACGAGAATAGTAAGTTCTTACAGCAATTAATACCAAATAAGAAGCTAACTCTAGTATCAGATGAAGGAAGTAGTAGTAGTAATGACTTTTATGAGGAAGGAACTGGAGGTAGAAAGTTTACTGATGTAAGGATGGAGTTTGAAAATGTTAAGGGAGTTAGAACAGTAGTTAAAGGATTTGGAGTTAGTACTGGAATCAGAGGTACTAGAGAATTAGGTCAAAGACCTTCTATAGCCTTATTAGATGACTTAATGAGAGATGAGGATGCTAGAAGTGATACTGTAATATCTAGCATAGAGGATGTAGTATATAAAGCCGTAAGTAAAGCTTTACACCCTACTAGACAAAAGATTATATGGACTGGAACTCCTTTTAATGCTAAAGACCCTTTATATAGAGCTGTAGAGAGTGGTAGTTGGGATGTAACCTTAGCTCCTATATGTGAACAATTCCCCGTTAGTAAAAAAGACTTTAGAGGTAGTTGGGAGGATAGATTTCCATATGAATATGTTAAGAGGGAATATGATGAAGCTATGGCATTACAAAAGCCAGAAAACTTTAATCAAGAGCTAATGCTTAGAGTTACTAGTTTAGAGGATAGATTAATAAGAGATGAGTGTATTAAATATTTTGATGAGGCTACTATGCTTAAAAGTAGAAGTTACTATAATTTTTATATCACTACAGACTTAGCTACTACTGTAAGACAAAATAGTGATTATAGTGTTATTACAGTATGGGCTATTAATAGTGCTAAGCAATATATGGCTATAGATGGTTTCTGTGCTAGAGTAGAAGTATCTGAGTTTATAGAGGAGTTATTTAGGCTATGTAGTAAGTATAAGCCTATGCTAGGAGTAGGTATAGAAGTAACAGGACAGCAAGGGGGATTTATATCTTGGATACAGCAAGAAATGGTTAGAAAGAAAGTATACTTCCCTTTATCTAGTAGTAATAATAAAGGTAGTGCAGGTATTAGACCTATTGCTGATAAGTTTTCAAGATTTGTTACTTTTAGTCCTGAATTCACACAAGGTAACATTTGGATTGGTAATAAACTAAAAGCTAGTGCTTGGGGTTTAGAGTTCCAAGATGAAATATCTAAGGCTACAAAGACAGGGTTTAAGAGTAGACACGATGATGTACTAGATACTATATCAATGCTACAAGCTATGAATGTCTTTGCCCCTAGCGATAACTCTTATGAAGGATTAGATAAAGATGAAAAGCTTTTCTATGAGGATGAGGAAGGTCTGGGAGACATTCAAAATACTATTTTCTAAGGCAATACTATGGATAATGGAACAAGCATCAAAGAAGTAATGAAAGGTATGCAAGATTATCTTTATATGAATATTAGTAACTATAAAGGTAAACCTATGAGTGATGAAGCCTTAGTAGTTTATATCAATCAAGCCTTACTAGAGATATATAGTATGCTATTAATCAATAAAGAGCAAGCTATCATAGCAGTACCTAAAGAAGCTAGAGTATTTACACTAGAGGGTAATGATGACCCTAATATAACTTATACAGATAAGAATGGCGTAAAGCATCAGAGAATGGCTAAAGACCCTAATGTAATACTAGGTACTATCAAACAAGCTAGAGAAAATGAATATGGCAAAGCTATGCAAGCTAGAGACGAAGCTAGTAATAAGACTATGAAAACTCTAGTTAATGACTATGATTTTAGGAGATAACTATGGCTTCAGATGGAGTATTTAGAAAAGGGGGAGAAGGTTTAATAGTATATACCTATGGAAAACTTGAAAAAATAGATAATATTCCTATTAAAGTAACTATACCTGTAAAGCAACCAGACAATAGTGAAAAATCTACAGAGTTCTCAGGTAATATTACGCATATATTAAATATAGAACAACTTAAAGACAAACAAAGTAAAGAGATAGTTATATCTACATACTATGTATCTGATTTAGATTATGAACAAACTACTAAATATATTCCATATATTTCTGTAGACAATACTTCACTAACAGGAGTTAAAGTAGTATGTTTAATCGTTAAGAACTCTAACAATGAATATATCTATGATGGTTTTATAACTCTAGATACTGCTCATATTAATAAAGCTTATAATGCAGTTAAACTTACAGATTCTTGGAATAAAGATAATCTAACTAAAATAGAAGTAAACGAAAAAACTTCATTAGGTATTATTTTGGCTAAGAACAGTCTTGTTACATATATAGTCCTACCTAAGCAAAATATACCTAAACCCGATATTACGGGTATAGGAGCAATAGATTCATCCAATGTCTTAGAGATATTAAAGCTATGGGATAGTAAAGGTGATGAATACATTATGAATGAACAGAATGTATATCAAATTAACCCTTTAACTTTATATCTACCTAATGTCAAAGAAGGAACTATAGTATACGTTGAATATAAGACTATGCCTCCACAATTAGTATTTAATGGTGGTAATAGCTCTACATTCCCACTTCCTCCAGAACTATATAAATTACTATATGCCTTAATAGCTCTAAAAGTAGTAAGGTCAATAGATGACTTTAAATCTATGGAAGGAGCAATATTAAATAACTATGCACTGGAATTACAGCAAGCAATGAACTCTAACTGGGCATTAAGTAATGAGATGGAATCTACTTTACAATTTAAGAAAGGATTTTATTAATGCTTATACCTTTTACTACAAGCAATATAAAGAGTGTCCAAACAGAGACATCTCCTGATGGTAAGAATAAGGTTACGACTACTATAGTTCAATATGAAATACCAGCAGAGTTAGCTAGCTTTGCTACTAATATTGAAGCTATATTAAACGTTAATAACAACATAGAAAATGTTAAGAAAGTATCTGGTGCTATAGAGATATGTAATAAGATACTAGCTGAGATAGATACTCTAAAAGCTGTAAATGCTAATATAGAGACTATTAGGCAAGTAAATGCTATGAAAGTCTCTATAGAGGTTATTAAAGACAATCTAGATGTACTAAGAACTACTAATAATAATCTAGACCTATTAAAAGCTATCTATGCAGATAAAGAGATGTATAAAACACTCTATGGCTTTAGAGATGCTTATGTTAATGATTCAGAGAATATGCAAGTATTAAAAGACATCTATGCTAAGCTAGAGAAATTACTAGGAGTATATGACAAATTAGATGTAATATCTATAGTATATGACCATTTACTAGCTATAGAGATAGTAGCTCAAGGTATGTCTAATATCGTTACATTTAACAGCAATATAGAGACATATAAACAGCTAGTAGCATTAAAGAATGACTTATCTACGCTAGCTAGCAATATGGTCATAATCAAAGAAGCCTTAGAGAAATTAAATGACTTGCCTAGACTTACTAATGAACTAGAAGCTAAGCTTACTACTAAAATTACTCAAGCCTTAGCAGATATAGATTCTAAAGCTAAAGAAGTATTAAAGCAAATAGCTGATAGCTTTGTAAAATGGGAACTAGAACTTACTAAGATTCAAAAAGAGATTAGTGATTTTAAACTAGAGACTAAGCAAGCATTAGATAATATCTCTACTCAGATACTACCTAGTGTTAATAAAAACAAAGACGACATTGCTAAGCTAGATACTAAGCTTAATAATGAGTTATTATTATTAAAGCAAGAGATTCTTAGTATTAAAGAAAAATATACAGGTCATCAGATTGTTAATAACATTACTTCTACTGAGACTACTACAGCTACAGAAACTAAAAATGTTACAGAGACCAAGAATGTTACAGCTGATGTTAAAGCTACTGTAACAAGTACAAATAATAACACTACAACTAACAATATTACTAATCTAGGAAATGGAGAGGATATCTAAGATGAAAAAGCATATTTTCTATATCACATATACACCTAAAGTTGAATATAATGGTACTATTCCTACAGACCCTAAGCAATTCAAAGACTTAGTAGAATCTATCTGGGATACCGATGGTAAAAAGATAGTAGAGAAACTACTAGTTAGAAATATAGATACTAAAGTAGATTTCAGAGGTATCTATTACAATAAGAAGTTTAAGTTCATAGGTATAGTACAATTACCTACTAAGAATGCTGATATAGAACATTATAAAGACTATATGACACTATATACACTTAGTGGTACTGGTGGAGGTACTAGTGCAGACTTAACTCCTCTAAATACAGCTATAGAAGCTTTAAAGAAAGAGCTAGCTGATTTAAAAGCTAAAGGGTTACAAGGAAATATAACAGAGGAGAAAGTCAAAGAATTAATCAATAATAGTACTATTGAGACTACTAAAGTAATTGAAAGTCTAAAGAAAGATAACTCTACAGAAATTACTAAGTTACTACAAGAGATACTTAATAATAAAGAGACTATCAAAGAGACTATTAAGAATATAGCAGAAATACAGAAACTAGAACGAGAGTTTAATCAAAAACTTACTGAAACTAATAATAAAGTTACTACTCTAGAAAGTAAAACTACAACTTTAGAGACTAAAACTAGAGAATTAGAAACCAAAGCTAATGGAATATTATCTAAAGAGGAACTATTAAAACTGCTAGGAGATGCTAAAGTAAAGAACTCTGATAATCTAGGAGGTATTCCATCTAGTGGATTCATTAGAAACTATATGAATAACTCTTTAACTGACCAAGACTTAAACTCTATAGATTATCCAGGATTCTTTTCACAAAAGGATAAAACTAAAGCTCTAGCAGCTAAGAATTATCCTAAAGATAGTCTAATAGGTATTCTATTTGTAGGAAACTCTACAAATCCTCAGCAAGTTTACTTTGCTAATGAAACTAATGAAATATATGTTAGAAGTAAAACAGCAGGTGATTGGACAGCTTGGACTAAGACTTCACTAGATTTTAACTCTATTAAACCTGAGATTGAAGCTTTAATTACTGAAAAGACTAATACAGTAATTGAAGGTAAACTAGCTAATATAGTTGCTAAAGATAGTGAAAAATTAGGTGGTTTAGACAAGACTAAGTTTATTAGAGATTATATGACTGGTCAAAGCTCTATTAATAATAGAGATATTGATACTATAACTGATGTGGGTTTTTACTATATAGACTATCAAAGTTTAGTCCATAAAGAACATTATCCACAAAAATTTTTTGAATATAATCTTAATTCTAAAGCTGTTCTTATAGTAGGCAAGTTTAATAAATACAATCCTGTTCAAATATTGTTTACGGACAAAGGGCGGATATTCTTAAGATATTATACTTCTACAGAGGAAAAAGGAGAAACTTGGCTAGAATGGCAATATATAAATGAACCTACTAAAACCCCTAATATGACCTTTAACACATCTCTTACTTCAGTTAATGATATTTCTTTTGATATCTTTAGACCTAATTTAGAAATTACTTTAACAGAGGCTGGTCAGACTATGTCTTTTAATAATGCAGTATTTTTTAATGAAGGAGTTAGTGGTATGATAGTAGTGCATAATGCTAAGAATATCTCTGATTTTGCAGATGAATGTGTTTGGGCTACTGAGAAATCTACTGAATTAAGAGATACTGAGTATTTTACTTATATGGTATTACCAAATAATAAAATACTATTAGGTAGAGTATATTAAGGAGTCTTAAATGAATACTATGCTTATGGCTACTTATATACCAAATCAGCAAGAGACTCCAGCTAAACTTATTACTGATATTTATCCTTATGGTTCTTTTGACCATAAGGAACATATACAAACTAATACTAATAGAGTCATTATGAGATATATGCCTTATAGTTATACTGGAATGTTAGAAGTTAGACTACGTCTTAATAATAATGAAGTCTTTATACCTCATATTAGCATTATTCTTGGAGAAGGAGGTACTAGTGTACCTACTACTAAAGACAATATAAAGTATACAGTTAAGATTAGTAATTATAATGAAATTATAGTCTATGCTGATGATAATCCTATAATGTTTAAAGATGCTTCAAAAGAACTACAAGTATCTTATGCTAGTCCTTATTATATTGGCAAAGTGTCTATTCCTAATAATCCTATGAATCTTGATACATATAAGAACTATATTCCTAAAGCAGAATTAGGAAGTATTTATTATCATCAAACTGGAGGAGAGTTCTTAAAGAATGAAGCTCATATTAAAGAAGGAACTTCAGCTACTGCTATATTATTTAAAGATACTTATGATAAGAATCAAGCATTGAAAGGAGTTACAATAGCTGGATGGACTAGTGCTACTAATCCATTAGTAGAGTTTCCTAAAGATATTAGTACTAAGAACATTCAATATATGAAAATACCTTTAGATATAAGTAAGTTTGTTAAACTCCCTAGCCAAACTGAGTATTCGTTTGTATTAGAATTAAAAGCTACTATAGGTTGGTATGATGAAAACTCTATGCTAACGGGTAATAAAGCTACTTTGACTAATACTAATGAGATTCACGGATATGCTTTAGTAATTGATAATAAAATCTATGCTTCTATGATTCCTTATACTACTAGATGGGAAAAGAAAGACTTTAATACTAATATAGAACATACAGAACATTCTATGTTAGGTTTAGCACTGAGAGTAGATAAAGATGGCTATAATTTACTTATAGTAGATGAACATATTAGAAGCTTAGTATCTTTAGAAATAATTGCTCATAGTGATTATGATGGAGGTGGTGGATTAGATATATGTAATATTCTAGGTAATGATGAAATACTATCAGCTTATCAAAAGGACTTAGAATGATACATAGACCTATTTTAAAGCCATATAATAAACGACAATTTGAAGTAGCTGAAGATTATACTTTTGAGAATATTACTATTCCTAAAGGCTATCAGACTAATGGTGCTAATATACCTAGAATATTCTGGAGTTTATTCCCTCCTAATAGTCCAGAGTATCTAAGTGCAGCTCTAATACACGATTATATGTATGACCTAGCTATGGGTACATATGATAATCCTCTAGGGATTACTTTTAAATATGCAGATAAGAAGTTTTATGAGAATCTACTAGAACTCAATGTTCCTAAATGGAAAGCTTGGTTATTTTATAAAAGTGTTAGACTATATTCTAAAATTAGGTGGTAGAAATGAAGTTTATAAGTAGTAAAGTAATCATAATCTGCTTAATATTAGCAATAGTATCCTTTGGGATTAGTTTTTATAATCTAGGAACTAAAATAAAGCTATTAGAGGCTGAGAATATGCAATATAAACAAGTAATTCAAGATTATAATACTACTGTAGAGGATTTAAAAGTTGAGATTCTTAGAGTATCTAATATAGCTAATCATAATGCTAAAGTAGCTGCTAAATTAGATAGCTCTAAGGCTAAGCAAGTAATTAAAGTTAAAGTAAAGAAAGAGGATAATTATGAAGTATCTAATGATATTAATCTTACTCGTGAGCTTGATAGGCTGTGGGAACAAACAATCAACAGTAAGTAAGCCTATAGTGGTAACTTGTACTCCTATCAGTCTCAAAGAGTTTTATCCTACAAAGATTTCTAAGCCATCATTTGATAGTAATAAAGCTATATTAGATAGTTATGGAGAGTTATTAAAAAGCTATAGTATTAATACTAAGAAACTTCTTAATCTAATAGAGTTAGTTAAGAATCAAAATAAGCAATGCAGAGGTAACTAGATGGACGAGACTACTGTAGCCATACCTAATGCAGACCCTAGTAGTCTCTTAACATCTATAGTATCTAATGCTAAGACTTTTGAGACTCTAGGTATTACTGGAGTACTGTTTATTCTAGTTATAGCTCTAGGATTTATGCTAGTATTTAAATTACGTAATGATACTAAGCTTACTAATATTGCTACACAGCTAAGTGCATTAGCTACAGCTACTAGTAACGCTAATGAGATGAATAAAGAACTTAATTCATCTAATATGAAGTTTATAGAGCATTATCTAGAGACTATCAAGCAAGCATTAGATAAGCTAGAAGGATATATCTTAGATATAAAAGAGAGGCATAACTAATGGAAATTGCTAAGGTATTACAAATAGTCAGTGTTACTATAATAGTAGGTCTAAGTACATATGCTTACTATCTATCATCTAAGCTAGACCAGACTAAGTATGAACTAGCTAATAAGATAATAGAGATGAATCTATGTAAAGCAGATAAGCAAACAGCTGAAGCTAAGATAGAGTTACAAAATACTCAAATCAAAGCTCTAGCTATTAAGCCTTTAGATGAAAAAGAACTAAAAAAGCATATTAAAGTACTAGAGAAAGTAGAAGTTCCTAAAGAAAATACTGATTCTAAGAAAGTAGAATACTATGAAAATCTCTTTGATAATATGTAATGCTATATTCTTAGTAGCTTGTTCTAAAGAACCTATAGTAAGGACTGAATACAAAACAGTGAATGTTCCAGTGAAATGTATTGAAGCTATGCCTAGTAAACCTAGATATATTAAAGGCAATCTAAAGAGTGCTAGAGATTTAATGGCTTACTACAAAAAATGTGAGTTAATATTAATAAATTGTATCAAGGATAACTAATGCTAATGAGTATAACTAGATTTAAAGAGATAGATGATAGAACTATAGGTAAGTTTACAATTACAGAGGATGGAGAGCTTTTTCTTAGTGGATATACTTGTGAACCAGCAGGACCTGATACTATTCTAAGTGGTAAAGATAAGAGAATACCACAAGGAGAATATACTATCACTTGGCATAATAGCCCTAGATTTAATAGACTACTTCCATTAATATCTAACTCTCAAGTTCCTGCTACTAGATGTATATTAATACATTCAGGCAATACTGGAAAGAATACTGAAGGATGTGTTCTAGTAGGTAAGACTTATGATAATAATGGAGTATGGAGTTCTAGAGAGACTCTAAATGCTTTAATAGAGATATTCCAAAAAGCTAAAGATATTAAACTAGTAATAACTAATCAAATAGGATAGACAGATGATAGCAAATGAGGAAAAAGCTCTTAGAATATTCAAAGCGGATTTCATCTCGGCTCAGAATGCTAAGAAAGAGATAGAAGCTAAAATGGAGGAATGGAGAGATAGGTATAATGGTAAACCATATGGAAATGAGACTAAAGATGGCTCTAGGTCTAAAATAGTATCTAGAGATATTAAAAAGCAATCTGAATGGCAACACGCTGAACTATTAGACCCATTTGTATCTACTCCTGATATTATTCAAGCTAATCCTAATAGTTATGAGGATGCAGAAATAGCACCTAGAATAGGTCTATTGCTTAATACCCAATTTTGTTTACAATTTAATAGATATAACTTTATGGCTAAAGCTCTTAAAGTTCTAGATGTAGAAGGAACTTGTGTAGTTAGATTAGGTTGGGAATATGAGGAAAAAGAAGTAGTAGATTTAGTTTATGATGAAATCCCTAATCCTCAATTACAGCAATTAAAATTAATTATTCAGCAAGCTCTAGAGCAAGGAGACCAACAAACTGCTATAGAACTACAACAACAAGGACAGCAATTACCTCCTACTATAAAACAACCTAGACAGGTTAAAAGAGTAAAGCCTATTAAAAATCATCCTACAGCTACAGTATGTAGAAATGATGATATATTCATAGACCCTACTTGTATGGATGACTTTGAAAATTGTCAATTTATAATTCATAGATATGAAACAGATTTAAGTCATCTAAAGAAAGCTGGTATTTATAAAAATCTAGATGAGATTAAAATCAAACTAGATAGCTCTAACGTAGATGGAGTATATGATGATTACAAAAGACCCGATAGATATTTATTCAATTTTGAGGATAAAACTAGACGTAAGCTATTAGTCTATGAATATTGGGGATTCTATGACATTAATAATGACGGTATTAATGAACCTATAGTATGCACTTGGGTAGGTGATACTATCATTAGATTTGAGGAAAACCCATATCCTGATAAGAAGCTTCCTTTTGTAGTTACACCGTTTACTCCTATTCCTTTTCAAATGTATGGTGAATCTAATGCTGAATTATTAGATGATATACAAAAAGTAAAAACTGCTATTTATAGAGGATTTGTAGATAATATGGCATTAAGTAATAATGCTCAGAAAGGTATTAGACAAGGAGTACTAGACCAAGCTAATAGAATTAAGTTCCTAGCAGGTAAAAACTTTACTTTTGCAGCTAATGGTAATCCAGCTGTAGATTTCTATGAAGGTCATTTTAATGAGTTACCTGGAAGTATCTTTAATATGCTTCAATTACTATCTAACGAAGCTGAAAGTATCACTGGAGTTAAATCTTTTAATCAAGGATTAAATAGCAATACTCTAGGGGGTACAGCTACAGGTATACAAGGAGTACTCACTAGTGCCAGTACTCGTAGATTAAATATAGTTAGAAATATCTCCGAAAACTTAGTAAAACCTATACTACGTAAATGGCTAGCCTATGATGCAGAGTTTCTAGATGAGGAAACTCAGATTAGAATAACTAATGATGAGTTCTTATGGCTTAAGAGAGATGACTTAGGAGCTAATATAGACATAGTATTATCTATCTCTACAGCTGATGACAATCAATCTAAAGCTAATAGCCTTACTATGATGTTACAGACTACAGCTCAATCACTACCGTTTGAGATTACTAAGCCTTTATTAATTCAAATGGCTCAGTTATATAGAATGCCAGACTTAGCTAAAGCAATAGCAGATTATACTCCTCAACCTCCTCAACCAACTCCTGAGGAACAGCAAATGGCTCAATTACAACTAGAGGGTATGCAAGCAGAGAATGCTCTAACTATGTCTAAAGTAGATAAGAATCAAGTAGATAATGAATATAAGCAAGCTAGAACAGAAAGTGAAAAAGCTAAAGCAGCTAATATAGCTTCTAAGACAGATAAGCAAGACTTAGACTATCTACACGATTATTATCAAACTAAAGCTAAAAATGAAGCAGATAAGCAAGCTAGACAGCAGAAGTTTGATATTGATAAAGAAACTTTAAAACTATTAGAAAACTCTAATAGGAAGTATTTATAAGTGTAAAGCTTATGTTATACTTAAATAACTTTATACAAGGAGAGATATATGAATGATGAACTCTTAGATGAGTTAGAAAATGCTGATTTAGTTACAGGAGATAACTCTTATAACGTAAAGCTAGCTAAGGCATTATCAAGACTAGAGAATAACAAGGACTTTCAGCTAGTTATTCTAGATGGCTTTATGCAAGAGAAAGTAGTCTCTATGGCTATGCAATTATCTATTCCAGGAGCTGATAAAGGTACTATTATGGAGTATCTAATAGCAGCTAATAAACTAAGAGACTATTTCATCGCTATTAAAAATCTAGCTGGTGAAATTGACGACGAAACTAAGGATTAATTATGGCAGAGGATATTAAGAAGGAACTAACCGACGAGGATGTATATAATATGTCTGAGAAGGAGTTCAATAAGTTTCTACAAGATGATTTAGACAAACTAAATACCACTGAAGTAGCTGATGAACTTAAAGAGCAACCTACAGAGGAAGTTACTGAAACTCCTACTGAGGAAGTAGCTAAAACTGATGAAAATCAAGAACCTGTAGAACAACCAAAAGAGGAAACACCTGTAGAAACTACTACAGATAATGCTTCTAATGACGAATCTACAAGTAACGATAATAAACAAGAGGAAACTCCTGAGACTTATACCATTAGGGCTAATAAGCAAGACTATACGCTTACACTAGATGAAATCAAGAATCTAGCAAGTAAAGGCATAGACTATACTAAAAAGACTCAGCAGTTTAAAGAGTATCTACCTGTCTTAGATGCACTGAAACAGCAAGGAATTAAACCTGAATCTATTAATGTCTTAATAGATGTTGCTAAAGGCAATAAAGAAGCTATTAAGAGCATTATTAAAGCTAATAATATAGACCCTATGGATTTAGATGATTCTATGTCTGTTACAGATGATGATGATAAGGAATCAAAACCTTATGCTCCACAAGAGTATAGGCCTAATTATGCTAAGCAGGAACTAGATGAAGTTGTTGCTAGACTCTCACAAGAGCCTGAGTATTATAAACAGACTATTTCTGTAGTTAGTAGCTTAGACGATATCTCTAAAGATTTTCTGCAAAATAACCCTGCTGCTATTGAAGGCTTGCAGAATGACATTAAATCTGGAGAATATGCTAAGACTATGACTTATGCTAATACACTAGCAGTTAGAGATAACTTCTCTAAGCCTGTCCTAGAGTATTACATTAATGCAGCTAGAGAATTAGCTATGAATAATATTCAAAAAGCAGCTAGTACTAAAGACCAAGATATTGCTAGAGAACGACAAAGAATAGAGAATAGAAATAAAGTAGTAGCTTCTAATCCAGTAGCTACACCTCCTGCTAAAGACCTAGTAGGTAAAGATGCAGAGGATGCTATATTTTCAATGTCTACTGAGGAGTTCCAGAAGTATCTTGAAAGCATTAAATAATAAAAGGATTTAATTATGGCTAATCCATACAAATATCAAGACGGTAACCCTTCAACCCACGGTAATCAGATGATTCTAGCAGCTGCTAATAGAGCAGGTATTGAAGCTGCTAAAGCTCATATGATTTATAGACAATTTGCTGATAGAAAGTTTACTCTACCTCAGCGAAATGGTAAGATTTATAAAATTACTAAATATCAAAATATGTATGATAGAGCTCTAGGTACTCCAGAGTTTCTAGCTAAAGGTTTTATGCAAGGTAGAGATATAGCTGATGTTCAGACAGCTACTACAGGAGCAGCATTACCTGAAGGAGCTGGACGACAGAATCTAGTAGATACTAGTGTTAAAGTACTAGAGACTACTATGAAACGCTATGGTGAGATGATTGAATACACTGATGAACTAGACTTGTTCTCAGATAATATGAGTTCAATCAGACTACGACAGCAAATGGGAGATAGAGCAGCTAGTCTTTATGAGGACTTGCTACAGCTAGACCTATTAGCTACTACTAACGTAATGTATCCATCTCTAGCATCTAGTATTGCTACTATGGGAACAGGTCTAGTAGCTGATGGTAGTCTAGATAATAACTATCGAGCTAGCTATGACTTCTTTAAACGATGTGTAGTTAAGCTAAAAGCTAATAGAGCTAAGAAATCTACTTCTGCTATCAATGCTACTACAGGTATTGGTACAGTACCTATTGATGCTAGTTATTACTGTGTAATTCCAGCAGCAGTACATTATGACCTAGACTGCTTATCTAAGACATCTACTGATGCTAAAGTATCTAAGTTTGCCTTTGTTCCTGTAGTAGAGTATCCATCCACTAAAGGCGCTATTGAAGGTGAAGTAGGTGCTATGGGAGAAGTTAGGTTTATCGAAGCTGAGCAAGCTGTAGTATATAGAGGACAAGGAGCGGAAGTTCCAGCATCTTATGCAGGTCATCTATCTAAATCTCAAAAAGGTGGTAAAGACCACTTTGATGTATTCCCAGTTCTATTCCCTACTAAAGATAGCTTTGCTACTGTAGGTCTAGAAGGTAAAGATGGTATTAACTTTGTAGTTAAATCTCCTAAAGAGGATATCAATAGAGCTAATAACCCTTATGGTACTCAGGGATTTACTTCTTATAACTTCTTTTATGCAACTCTCATTATTCGAGAGGAAGCATTACTTAAAGGTTATTTGCTTGCTACAGCAATCGATTAATCTACTTTGGGGAGTTAATTCTCCCCTATATCTTTATAGAAAGGCTTAACTTATGGCTAATCCAATGAAAAAAACTTCAGATGAAAATACTACTAGTCCTTTAGTAATTCAATCAGTTCCTAATACTGTAGAGACTAATCTACCTAGTGATATTATTAATAGACTAAAAGAAGCAGCTTTAAAGAAATATAAAGTAACTGTAACTAATAATGACCCTAAGGAAAGTGCTAACTTGACTAGTGTATATGTATCAGTTGCTAATGCTTTCTTTACTAAGTCTTATGTACTTCCATTTGGTATTCCAGTAAATGGAGTAGAGCAATGTGTTATTGATAATCTAAAAGAGATTACATTCCCTTTTACTACTGAAAGTGATGTAAATCCAGGTCTTAGTAAAACTACTATGAGACCTAAATATACTGTAGTAGTAGAACCTTATGTAGAGGAGTAATCTATGGCTACTGGTTGTCTAGATTGTAAGGCTCTAACTACTGATTTAGACAATCTGTCATTAGAGCTAGAATTACCTCAAAAAGATGATTTAAAGATTGACTTAGATGTAGGTGATTTAACTGATGGTTCTTTAACAGAAGTTAATCACTATGGCAGAAACTTACTAGAATGGAAAGGCTCTAAGATATTAGACAAACTCTGTGAAGTAATGTCTGAGAATCTTAGAGCTCAATATGATAGTGGTAGAATAGTTAATAAAGACTATGCTGATGTATATTCACAATCCTTAGCAGTTACACTTCAACAAGCTGTTACATTTATAACTACTAAAGCACAAGTAGAAGCTTCATTAAAAACTCAATGGTGGGTTCAACTAGCTAATATTAAAATGCAATACTTGCAATTAAAAGTAGATTTGTTAATTAAAATAGCTGAACTTAAAATCAAATGCTGCCTAACTCAAGCCCAAATAGCACAGACTGAAGCTCAAGCTAGACTACTAGATAGACAACTACTAGGGTTTGATGACAATATGTATATTAAGCTTATAGAATATCAACTACAAGCTTTCTCTATGATTTATTCTAGTGGTATGCTAGATGATGGAGCATTACCTACTCCATTGAATAATGCAGAGTTATCTAATGTCTATAAAACTTATAAAGACAGAATAACTGCAGTAACTCCTAAACTATTAGCAGATGAAAAGATAAATGCTGCTAACTCATTATATCTCCCTTAATAAGGAGATATAATGGGATTCTTTAAAAAGAAAAAGACCTACGATGAATATATCCATCAATTAATGTATGGGCCTACAGAATGGTATACTAAAAGAGATTATGGTAAATCAGGTAAGAAGTTTTATGCAGGTACTATACAAGCTAATAGAAAGCTGATTTACGATAAATCAGCCAAGATGTCTAATTATGATGCTATTAAAGATTTAATCACTACTTATAATACATATCACGAAATGCCTTTTGTTAGAAAGAAACTTCAAGGTTGGAATAAAACTCTAATTACTAAAAAGACAGAATTACAACTAGATAAATTACTAGCCACTATATCTGATTTTAAAAGTCTGATAAGTTATGAACAGGGAACTGAATATAAACTCTTTCCTGAGTATATGCTAAAGCAGATATTCCCTAGCTATGATTATGATACTAGTACTTTTACTTTTAACAATGACTTATATACATATAAATATGATGCTGATATAAATACTGTTGCTATAATTGCAGATAATTATATAAAGTCATCTAATGCTAAAGAGTTTACTTCTACAATAAAATGCTATGTAGATAATGCTATTACTAGAGATAAGGTAATTACATTAGTTATAGACCCTAGTATAACTGCTAATGTCAAAGAGATTAAAGTAAGTTATTATGTCTATGACCCAGATAAAAAACTAAAAGAGACTATACTAACCACTTGTCCTATAGATGGTAAAGTATCTATTCCACTAGATAAAACCTTAGTAGAGGATACTATTATATCTATACAAGTTACTGAAGTAATTACTGACCCTATAACTCATCAAGAAACTAAGAATATCTATACAGATACTTCACTTCCTGTAGTATTTAGATACCCTATTCCATCTAGACGTAATTATTCAGACTTTAACTTCTATTTTAATCCTAGCACTAAATTAGATGAAATAGTAAAGAAATCTGTATATGATAACTTCAAAGCTACCTTTCATATAGACCCTTATGATAATACTAACAATGTTATAGAGGAGGAAAGAACTAGCATAGAGATACAACCTGATGACTCTAAATATGAAACTAGACCTAATGAAGTAAAAGTAGAGATAGTATCTAAGTTTACTTGGAAAGACCATACTAGAACAGTAACTCAAACTACTAAAGTATGGAATCCTATAAAGAAAAAATACGAGGATAAGACTATATCTTATCAAGAGAATATAATTGAAGTCTTAATTACTGATATGTGGATAGATAAAAGACTATTTCTACTAGATTCTATAACTGATAAATTAGAATGGTACTTTATAGCTTATTACAACACTTCTGGTAAACGTTCTATCTATACTCTTAGGGATATATCCTCTGTCAATACAAATGGCTCTAAACCTACTGTATTGACTGCTGCTGTTAGAGTATTAGCAAATGGTGGATTAGCTGGAGGTAAAAGAGGAGATATCAATTTACAAAAGACTAAGCGTAAGAATAAGAACTATCGTAGAATACCTAAGAAGTATAAGCCACTACTCTATGAAGCTCTTAGGGATAATAAAGATAGTGATATAAAAGATGCTTGGGTAACTTCTTGTATAAACTTTCAACCTTATCTAAAAGCTTCTACTAGAGAGGATAAGTATTATATTAAATATCTACAGACTATATTCAAGTTCTTTGATAAAGAGTTTAGTTGCTTTACAAAGTCTTTTAAGAATAATTCAGGACAAGTATATTATCTATCAGGTAATTATGCAGATAGATGGGAAGTTAGTCCTTGTGCTTATAGACTTAGGGGAGTAAAGAAAATTATATCAAGGAATACTTTACCATCTAGACTATGCTTTCTAGGTGAGGAATTAGACAATCCTAATCACCTATGTCTTTACTGTTTTGTACCTAATTATGTAGATGACGATGGAACTAGTCAAACTAGAAAGTTCAATACTATTACTCAATATATTCTAGACTTAACTTACTGGTATGGTAATTATAATTTCAATGATGGTAAATCTACAGACTGGACTATTAGAATAGCTAAGTACTCTAAGATACCTAAAATTATATGGGGTAGTTCGGGATATAAGAGACATTTTAGGAGATATCACGATGACGATGATGATGATTATTCAGTAACTCCTAGTATAAATCTAGGAGAGTATAAAGAATCCCCTAAGACACCTCTTAATGGTAATGCTGTATATAATCAAGCTATTACTATTCCTGCTGGAAATAACTATAAAAGAGAAGTTTTAGAATATATGTGGGATAAGAATAATAGCTTTGTAACAGGACACTATACAGGAACATATGCTTATGATAGTGGAGGTAATAGAGATAAGACTTTTCATATGCCTTATCCTATATTAGCTAGTTCAGTAAATAACTTCGAGTCTTATATAAATAATCAGACTGCTAGATGTGTCGAAATGCTTGGTAACAACTCTTTGACTTTTAAATGGCTATCTAGTGGAATAGAATTATCAGAAACTGATAAAGCTAATATTATTGCATTTACTAAAACTAGAGTTGGTATTAAAGATAGAAAAGGAAATACTATTATTCCTATGACTGATGTAAATATCAGATATAGAGAAAAAGTCATTAGAAAGACTAGATATATAGATATAACTAGTGATACTACTGGAGTAATAAACTATGGAGATAAGAAAGAAGGTCTGATAGCTAATTCTTTACCTAAGAACTATACTGAATCTACATACTGGGTAAGCTATCTTAATAATATTAATATATTTGAACTTTATAATGGACAACCTGCTTTACTAGAATATATGAAATCTAATGGACACGATAAGAAAACTATATTCTTTACTAGTCATAATTTTGGAGGAAGTGTAGAGACTAGATTTAGTTATGTCGAGATAATTAGAATAGACTATATCTATAAGTATAGAGTAAATGGAGTAGTTATTGAAGGTAGTGATGAGAAATGGCTTAACTATAATTCTTGGGAGTTTAAAGGTATAGTAGAACCTAGTTTTACTCCTCCTATGCCTTGGAAAATGTGGGTTAGAGTTCCATTATATATTCAAGAAGCAGTACTAACTAGCATATTATTCTTAGGATTTAGAATAGAGTTTCAAGTTAAAAAAGCTACTACTTTGTTTAAAGTTATAGGTATAGTAGTTACTGTAGTAGGTATAGTCTTAATAGTAGTTGGAGCATTAACTTCTTGGTCAGGATTTGGTATACCTCTAATGACTTGGGGTAAAGTAATATTAGGTATAGGTTTGTCTATGCTGGGAGCAGCTTATGGTAAAGCATTTCTATCATATCTAGGTATGGCTTTCTCATTATGGGGAGGTTATGGAATGATACAAGCAACATCAGCAGCTAATATAGCAGCTGGAGCTAGTGCAGGATTAGAGACAGCTAAGAGTGTTTTATCTACAGCTTCATTAGTATATTCTACAGCTAATAACGCTTATAAGTTAGCTACTCAAAGTAAAGCTCAAGCTAAGTTAGAAAGACAACAAAAAGAACAAGAGGAAAGAGATAGATTAAAACAAGATAGAGAGTTTCAAGAAAGCTTAGATGAAGTAAATCTGGCGGACTATGATATACCTAAGAGTATTGACGAACAGCTAGATTTGTATTATTTTATAGCTTATGGTGGTCTAATGTATGACTATAATACGGTAGAGCAAATAGCATATCACTCAGCTGAACAGCCTATAATGAGTGAGACATTTGACAGATTTAAATAAGGAGAATACTTATGTTTTGGGATAACTTCTTAAGTGGATTACAATCAGTTGGTAATTCACTATTTGGTGCAGGAACTTTTGGTAATGCAGCTAATCAAGTAGGAACTACAGCAGCTAATCAAGTTAATAATCAAGCCTTACAAGGCTTATTAAACTTAGGCTCTACAGCTAGTGGAGTTGCTAATAATGCTGGTTTAGCTGCTAGTCTAGCACAAGCTGCTCAAGCTGGTAATCAAGTAGCTACTAATGGAACTAATGTAGCTCAAGGATTAACACAGCAAGCTACACAGCCTAATGGAGGAGGATTAATGAATAAAGTCTTAGCTCCTACTATGGATATGTATACAGCTTGGAATGCCTATAAGCAAAATATGAAACAAGCTAAGTATGGTCTAGCTGAAAGACAGAGAGAGGATACTTTCAAATGGCAAGAAAGAGATAGGTCAGCTAGAAATAGAGCTAATACTACAGCTAATTACTTTACTAATGGACAAGTAATCTAAGGAGTCTAATATGGCAGATTTAAATATAGGAGGAACTAGTGCTTATCTAGGACCTGCTGTTAATACTCAAATAAATCAGACTAATGCTCAAGGAACTGATTTTACTAAAACTATGCTACAAGCATTACAAGGTGCAGCTATAGCAGATGAAAATATTAGAAATAATGACTTAGCTCCTGCTAATTTATTAGCAGCAAATACAGCAGCTAGTGAAGCAGCATACCAATATGGACAAAACCTAGCAGCAGACCAGCTAGTAAAAGCTATAGGTTTAGAGAATGCTGCATTAAATCCTAATATTGGACTATATGCTAGAACTAAATTAAATGAAGCTACAAAGAATTTTCAAAATATTAGAAATACTAATAGAGATTTTAATGAAATAGATAAATATGCTAGAGAAAATGGTGAAACTCCAGCTATGGCTGCTATGAAAATTAATCTAGCAAATGCTCAACAAGGTCTAGAAAAGACTAATTTAGAGTTAGCTAGATTATTAGGAAGTTCTAATGGTAATCCTACAACAGCTACTAGCACTAGTCTTACAGTTAAAGGAGGCTATTCTGGTGATTTAGGAACTAAATCTTATATTAGGTCAACTGATGGAAGTATTGATTTTAATAAAATCAATTCAATAATGTCAGGTAATCCTTATACTAATCAAATGAATAATGCTTTAACTCCTACAGGTAATGATACTCCTACACAGAATGCTTCAGCTAGCCCTAGATTGAATGGCATTAGTGCAGCAGGTAGAGCAGCTGATGGATTAAGTAAAATACAAACTACTACTTCTAGTGGTAAATGTGCTACTTCAGTAAGAGAAAATCTAGAAAGAGCTGGATATAGACTTCCTACAGGTAAAGATAGGACTAGTGCTTATATGTATGCTGATAATGGTCTATTAGAGGATATGGGATTTCAACGTATAGATAATGCTTATTCACAGAACCCTCTTAAGGGAGATATTGTAGTATTCGGCAAAACTGATAAGCATCCTGATGGGCATATAGCTATGTTTGATGGAAATAACTGGGTTAGTGATTTTAGACAACGAAACATTAATCCATATATAGATAAAAAGTCAGCAGGACAGATGTCATATTTCAGAGACCCTAGAGCAATAGATGATAATCCTGATTTTGCTAAGTTTCAACAGAATGCTATGAATCCTATCAATCAATTTAGACAAGCTTTAGGATTAAATCCAGAGCCTACAGCAAGCGAAAGAGCTACAGATAGTACTAACATACCTTCTTACTCTCAAAATGGCTTAGATGCTAAGGAAATAGCTTCTAAAGCGCTATCTACAAATCAGTCTAAAGCTGTTAGTTTTAACAACTCTTTAGGAGTAGATACAGAAAAGAACCCTGAGACTGGTTTACCTATGAACGATGTAGCTGGTAATCAACTAAGTAATGCTATTCAACAGACTAGCAAACTTAAAGGACAAAGTCTCTTTATTTCAGAGGATGACAAATCTCAAGGTAATAAAATTATGGTAAATCTAGGAGATAAAATAGGTGTATTTGATAATACTCCTGACGGATTAAATCAAGCTGAGCAAATGAAAGCTAATATAGGTATAGGTAGACCAGCTATGATAGATGCTATTACTACTCAAGCTCAAAGGTCTTATGGTAAAGAACCTATGCAAACTTATGAGGATTATGTTAATAAAAATATAGGCAATAAACCTACATTATATGGAAGCGATATACACGTATCTAAAGACATTACAGATAAAGGCAATCTAGATAGCATAGCAAGTATAACTGGCTTACCTATAGTTCAATATGATGATAATGGAAATCCTCTAGAGGACAGTATAGCTTACCCTCCTAATATGTCTAATAGACTAGCTAGTGTAGGCGATACAAACTTATCTAAAGTAAAAGAGTCTAATGATGCATTTACTGAGCTTAGTGATTTTTATAAACAAAAAGGTGTAGATAGTACTTACTTTGAACAAACTAAGGGTAGTCCTATACAGACTGATAAAAATGGTAATGTGATATTTAAAGACCCTAAACATCCTACACCTCAAGAGTTAGAATATGATAAATGGGCTAAAGGAGAGGATAGTCTAATAAGACCTTTAGCTGCTGGAACTAATGCTTTAATACAAACTACTAAATCTATAGCACCTACTAAAGATGATGGTGGAAATATAAAAAAGCAGAACTCTTTAGTTCAAGAGGATTTAGCTAAAGGAGAAACTGAGAAATTAGTATTAGCTGGTTTAACTTTGCACGCATTAGGATTGGATGATGCTAAAGGGATACCTGCTGAAGGTATGGATATGCTCTATAGAGTAATGACAGGTAATATGACACCTACTGATGCTTTAGCTTCAGGTAAACTAGGTAAGTTTAAAGATGCTAAAGCTCAAGAGATAGTTAAAGTATTACCTAAAATCTATAATGAACTTAAGAATAAAGTAGCTAGTGAGGATGGATTTATCTTTAGTAACTCAGGTTCTAGAAATGAAGGAATGATACCAGCATTTATAGATGAAAATGGAAACTTTAAAATTAATAGATATAAGACTAATTCAGAATCTGATAAAGCTAATGCTATAGCACACGGAGTACCTATTAATGACTCCTCTAAGTTTGTAGCTTTAGTTCCAGACCAATTAGGCTATAAAGCTGAAAAGTTTATTAGAGATTTAACAGATAAATATGCTAAAGATTCCTTTGCTAAATCTACTCATCAAAGAAAGTATATTTCAGATGAAGCAAGAAATAGAATGAAACAAGATGATGCTCAATTCTTATTAGATAATAATGGAGATATTTATGACTGGTTAGCTACAACAGGAATGAGCAGAGATGAATACTTAGAGAGTATGAAACGCTAGTTGTATATTAGATACATTCTTATTCTTTCACTATAATACTGCTAAACTTAAATCACTTTAAGGATAGCAGTATGTATAATGAAAATGATGAAAATCAACAAGACTATAACAAACCTACTTCTAAAAATATAGATAGTAGTATTTCTTTAATGAATACTCTTTCTGATGCTTTTAAACAGAATGGAGGAGTACCTCAGCAATTAGAAAACTCTACAGTTAGAAACTTCTTTAATACTAATTATGCTCCTATATTCAAACCTGCTAATCAAATTAAAGCAGAAAGTGCTACTGATGCTGTAAAGAGAAAAGAGGAAAGTCTAGGTATTATCTCTACTCCAGAGGATGATGCAGCAGCTAGAATAGCAGCAGATGCTACATATGCTTCTAAATATCAGCAACTAGAACTTAATGAGCAAAGACTAGACTTAATTTCTCAAAAGAATAAGCAAGACTTAGACAATGCAGAGCATATGAATAAACTAAAACTACTAGATGCTTTAAGTCCTCAAGCTTTAGCTGATATAGGTTATGGAAGTAAAGGCAGTTACTCTATGTCTCCAGAGGAAAGAGCTGCATATGTTAGAAAGATGACAGCTGACCCTTATAAACAAGCTATGCAACTAGCTGAAATAAAAGCTACAGATGATAGACTCAAAGCAGCTAGAGGTCTGACTATTATCAATGACTTGAATGATAGATTTAAAATAGAACAGCAAAGAGAAGCTCTTAATGATGAAAAAGATAAGCTTACTACTGATTTAGTTGCATTAGCTTCATATAATAATTATATGAAACGTATCAATCCTGCTGATACTTCTACTACTTTTGAAACTGGTAATCCTCTAGAGAAAAATCCTGATTATTCTATTACAGCTAACATTGCAGACCAATGGGGAGAGTTCTATAGAGATACTTTAGGTGTAGGACAATTAGCTAGTGAAGGTGCTAGTGATTTAGCTAAGCTAGCTGTTAGAAAAGCTCAAAACTGGAATAAACCTGTATCTGATATAGCTACAGAAGTTTTACAAGAGGATTATGAACTAAATAAACAGAGACAAGCAGGTAAATCTACAGGTCATCCTATAGATGACTTACTAGCTGGAGCTATCAGAGACTCAGGTAAAGCTGCTAAAGATAGAAATGCAGTTAACAGATTTACTACTGAATTAATGAAAGCAGATTATGATGCTTCTGATGGAGCATTATCTACTGTTAAAAATATAGGAGGAGATTTACTTGGAGCTTCAGGACAATTCATAGCTGGTTCAACTCCTGAAGTACTTAGTGCTTTAGTTCCTGGAGGACTAGTAAATAAAGCTACAGAGAAAGCTGCTGCTAAATATGGTGAAAAAGTAGCTATGGAAGCAGCTGGTAAAGACTTAATTAATGCTACTAGAACTACTACAGAAGCTCTTGATAAACTTAAATCTACAGCTCCTAAAGCTATGACTGATAAAGTAACTGCTGAAGTTCCTAAGAGAAATGAACTCTTTAAAGCTATGCAAGATAAGTTCAATCAAGACTTTAGAGCTATTAAAGAGTCTACAGATTTAACTAGAAAAGAGAAACTAGATAAACTTAAAGCATTAAGACGTCAAAGAAATGTAGAACTTACAAGTACAGAGAATAACAACCTAATTAAAGTATATGCTAAGGCTACAGATGCTGAGAAAGCTAGAATGCTATCAACTTATAAAGAGTCCTTAAAAGAGAATGGCTTTAAAGAAGCTAATGCAGCAGCATTTAGAAGTGAATATGCAGCTAATAAAGCTCTACATACTAATGCTATATCTAAAGTAGAGGAAGCTAATAAAAAATTAGCTGATACTATAGAAAAATATCATATAGACCCTAATACTCAAACTATCTCTGATAAAGGTAAAGAACTATTAGGTAAAGAGTTTGCAGCAGAGTTTCAAGCTAATAGTAAACGATATAGTTCATTAGCTAATGCCTTTAGAACTCTTACTCCTACTGCTGTAGTAGTAGCTGAAAGAAACGCTAGACAAGCTATGGCTAATAGATTAGGTATAGATGAAAGAGATTTAGTTCAAGTAGTAGATAGTGGAGATTTTATCTCTAATATGCCATTAGCTTATGTCTATTCAGCTTTGAATACTCTAGAGGCTACTAACTTACTAGAAGGAGCTTTTAAAGGAGCAGGGCTTAAAGATATATTTAGTACTACTAAGAAGTTCCTTACAGGTGTAGATGATACTGCTATAGCTGCTACTAAGCAAGCTACTAAAGAAGCAGCTTCTAAGACTATGAAAGAAAGAGCAACTGAGTTAGCTACTAGGCTTAAAGATAAGCCATTAAAAGAAGTTAGAGATATAACTACTAAAATGTTTGGACTAGCTTCTAAGACTTTAAAAAGTACTGCTAAAGTAGCAGGTAAAAGAGGTTTATATGGTTTTGCTAATGAAGGAACTGCTGAGTTCTTACAAGAATACTCAGAGCAACTACAGCAAAAAGGCTTTAATCTACAAGAGATATTAAATCCTCAGACATTTGAGCAAGCTAAAGAAGCAGGATTAATAGGAGGTCTTACTGGGGGAACTACAGGTACTCTTAGTACTGGAAGCCATCTAGTTAGAAATGTCTATGAGAAAGGTATTAAGCCCCTAGCTACTTCTCTTAAAGATAAATGGCTAGAGCATAAAGAAGCTAAAGCAGATGAAAAGACTGAAGCTACTAGAACTAAAACTAATTATGAAGCTTCTCATAATGATGATGGTTCTGTTATAGCAAATACTGCTAGTCCAGCTAAAGTAATTGAGGATAGTCTAAATACTAATCTAAATAATAGTACTATTAAGAAAACAGCTTCAGAAGCTCAAATAAGACAGGCTAAGAAAAATCAAGATTTCTTTAATAGTAATAAAGCTAAGACTAAAGAGGATATAGATAGACATACTGATGATTTAATGCAAGAGTATAAATATACTCCAGAGCAAAGACCAGAAGTAAGAGATGCTGTAGTAAATACTGCTGTATCTAGAAACAATGTAGATTATACTACTGACGAATTAAAAGACTTAGGAGCTAATGATGAAACTATAGCTAGATATGGTAATATTAATAAGCAAATACAAGATACTCTTACTGATAATTATAAAGTTGCAGATGTAACTAAAGATTGGAATATACCTACTGATAAACTTACAGAGATACAAGACTTTATACCTAGCCTAGATAAGCTAGATAAAGATACTTTCAAAGACCTTACTAATGAACAGAAAGCTTTAGTATTAGATGTATTAAATAATAAGAATGTAAAAGCTAAGACTGAGGATATTACAGGTAGAGTATATACTCCATCATTCTCTACTGATGAGAATCCTGTAAAACTTAGAGTAGAACATAGACTTACAGATGATGGAGATTTAGATTTATCTGACTTTGCTGAAAGAGCTAAGAATCTAAATAAAGTCTTTAATTATAATGCAGATACAAAGAAAAAAATTACTAGCACTGATGCTTATTATGGCTTAAATGAACTAAGTTTCTTACTTACTAATGCTAATAGTAATAATATAGCTACTAAAGAGGAGGACATTACCTCTATTGAGAATAACTCACTTCTTAAGTCATTACATAACATAGGAGATGCTTTAGGTAAAGGAGATATATCTCAGCTAGGAAATAATGATAAAAATGTCTTAGAAGCTCTAAAGAACTTAATTAAAGATGGAGCTGTTAAAAATAATGCTGAGCAGATAGTTAGTTTAGGTAGTGCAGAAAGATTACTAGAGGAGATACAAATAGCTGCTAAGCCTAATATAGATACTACTACTCCTACTCCTAAAATAGAGGCTAATCCTAAGTTTAAAGACCAAGGTTCTCAAGCTATTGAGAAAGTTCGTCATTCACAAGATAATGCTGTAGATACTCAAGCTGCTGAGTTTGTTATGAAAGCTCTAGGAGTAGCTGATATAGCAGATGCTAAGAGTATTAATATCAGAGTTATGAGAAGTGATACAGCTATTAATATGGAGAATATGTCATCCGATATAGCTTCTGATGCAGTTAGAATAGTAAATAAACTAAAGTCAGTATTAAATGACATTATGCTTACTAGAGCTGAGAAAGCTAAGGCTTATAGAGCTTTAATGAGACAATTAAAAGACTTAACAATAAGAGTTAATTCTAAATCTGCCGCTATTCATCGTGTTCAAAATGATAAAGACTTCTTACGTGATATTTATACAGATTTACAAAATAAATATAATAAAGAGGATAATAAAGAGAAAGACTTTGAAAGCACATATATACTAGGTAGTGAAGGTTTTAAATCTCTAGTAATCAAGATACCTTATACTCATCCTAAAGGAACTAAAACTTTAATTGACTTTAGCCCTAAAGAATTAAGTAAAAATCTTGATTTAAAACTAACTCCTGTTCAAAAGTTTACACGAGGTAATAAAAGACCTACTATTCAGGATGTCAATGACTATAATAATAAATATAGTGATGGAACTAGCTATTATCTAGTAGTTCCCCTACAAGAAACAACTGGTACTGTAACTGTTGATACTGACCCTGATAGTGCTTTAGGTGTTTTAAAATCTGCTATAGATAATGACTCTAATGTTTTGTCTGATGCTTTAAAAGTGTTTCATACTGCTATATCTAATTATCAGAATACTACTCTAGGAACATTTCTAGACCCTAAGGCTATAGATGATAATAATGCTATCTATGACCTACTAAGACAGAATGATAGAATAGCTATTAAGACAGACCAAGAGATAGAAGCTCTTAAAGCAAAATATAAAAATGCTAAGACTTCTGAAGCTGAAAAAAGTGAGTTACTCAAAGAACTTTCTACTTATATTACTCCTATTGTAGATAATTCAGGCAAAGTAGTTAGAGATGCTAATGGAGAGACTCAATATAGACGAATTACTAAAGCTGATATTAATCAGAATATTCAAGCCTTTATGAATAGCTCTATACAGAGTATGGCTCTATCTCAAAAGAGAATGCTAGCATTAAGAACTATACTAAAAAATCCTGTTCCAGCAGTATCTGATAGATTTAAATCTCTTATTCCGGAATTAGCTGACATACAAGTATTAGATAGCCCTTCTATTATAGTCAAATTAAGAGACATATATGAATGGTATAAAAGAGACTTAGAGATAGCTAAAGCTCAAATGGCTTATCTATTATCAGATAATCCTGATGAGAGAGCTAGATTAATGCTAGCTATGAAATATGTAGAGCAAGAGACTGTAAGAAAAGAACTAAATAACTTAAGTCAGAGTGAGTTTAATAAAATACGTATGCAAGGATACTCTCAATGGTCTGATAAGTTCAAAGTAATGCTTAGAAACTTTTATGGTTTTAATAAAAGCATAGAATATACAGAGCAGCAATTTAATTCTAAGCTAGATGAAGTTAATGCTACTAGAAAAGCTAGAGATTTGCCTAAGATAACTCTAGAGGAAATACAGACTATGACTAAGCCTCTATTAGATGATTTTTCTCCAGTTAGCATTATAAGCAATATGCAATCTCTTATGTCTATAGCAGCTTCTAAAGAGTTGGCTAAAGGTTTTAAACTAAGTAATAATACTCTAATGGATTTACTAGATGATTCTAAGATAGATATAGATAAATCAGGAACTCTAGACTTTGATAGAAATCTTATAGGTTATGCTTATGACTTTAATCCTCTAGAAGCTAAAGGCTTTAAATACTTCACTAAGGGGGATAATACTCCTATAGATTCTCTTAAACTAGGTAAATTAAGTTATAGTGATTTTAAAGCTAAGTTAAAAGACTCTCTTATTAATAATGTCAAAAACTTTGAAAAGATGCCTGAAGGTTTATTTAATGATGTCTTTATATTTGATAATGAAGGACAAATAGTAAAAGTTAAAGAACCTTATGCTAGAGCTATGTTTATGAGTCTAATGGAGACATTAACTAAAGGAGCTAATCCATCTCCTATTACTCTAGGTTCAGCTGAAAGTTTAGCTTCTAAGATAGCTAAATACAGAGAGAACTCTACTGTATCAGCTGCATATCAAGCTCTTAGAACTACTGATAATATTATTAATATCTTAGGACTTACCCCTAATAATCATAGAACTATTAGTGAACTTACAGCTATTAGAAATCAACTAGCTATGTTCAATCAAGCTATGATTGAAGGAGTATTGATAAATCTAGATGAAAGCTCTGGAATACTTAGGGATGACAATAAAAAGAACTTCTTTCTGGATAAAACTATATTCAATAACATAGACTCTCAAGTAGATAAACTTATAAGAGAACAAGTATTTGAAAGTAAAGTTCAAGGTGTAAATTATTTCTCTGATGCTATCTTAAAGACTCAATTCAATATTAATCACGCTCCATTAAAAGAATATGCTGCTAGAGACCAACAAGAAGCTATAGTAGCTAATGCTTTAGCTCCTAGATACTTTGATAAAGAGAGAATGACTAATTCTATAAAAGCTTGGAAAAATCCTGAGATTTTTGCTAGTGAATTAAAACAAGAATTAAAAGACGATATGATAGCTTTAGAAATAGATAAGAGTCTTGGAGAAAAGCTAGCTCAATTTGCAGAACAAATCAAAATACCTAAAGGGGATATTGAATCTTGGGTAAATAAAGTTTTAGCAGGGTTTGAAACTAAAAACTATAGCAGTAATAATCCAGCTAGAGCTTTATATTTGGATGAGACTTTACCTAAGATATTAAATACTATCGAGGATTATAGACAAGTATTAGCTAAGTTTAATTCTGATAGCGTCAAAGATAACTTACCTGAATACACTGTATGGAATACTAGCGTTAATGAACGTATGAGTGTAGTAGGTATTATGAATCAGCAAGCTAATAAGAAACTAAGAGCTTTATATAAGAAAATCCAAGATGAAGCTAAAGCTGATGAATTAATCAAAACTATGTATGGTTTAAGCAATGATACAAATAATGAGTTATTCAATATGATGGGTAATCATAAAGACTACTCTCAGCAATTCATAGAGAATTATGGTTTAGCTACTGAATACTCTGAATATGTAAAGTTTGATGATGAAACTACTCTTGAAAAAGACAAGAAGTTCTACCAACTAGTTCAAGATTTTGAAGCTGATACTAAAAAATTACAGAATCAGGGATTATCAGAGGATGAATATAATACACAATTTGCAATTCTACAAGCTGGGTTTGAAAAAGATAAAGCTCTTATAGAATCTAGTATTAATGATATCTTTGAGCGAAAAGTTCAAAAAAATCTAAAGAAAGTTAAAGTTAAATTACATAATCTTAAAACTAAATATATAGATGGTACTAAAACTGATTTAGAAGTATTAGAGAAGCTAACTAAAGCTGAAGTAGTTGAGGAATATCTAGGAGAGAAAGGTATTCTTACTACTTCTAATAAGCTAGCTTTGATTAAAGCAGCTAGATTATATAACGATAAGATGGACTTTGATAAGTTTAATGAAGCTCTTAAAGCCCTAGCTAATATAGAGATAGATGGTCAATCTTTTGGGCCTGTAGCTAGACAAGCTGTAGAAAGTATGAACATATATACTACTCAAGTTGCTAGAGCAGCTGGAGTATCTCTAGGTAAAATACTTCCTAATATGCTATTACAAGATGTATATAAAGCTACTGGAGAAAGTGTCTTTAGAGCTATGTATAAAAATGAGTTAAATAATGTAATATTGACTAATAAAGAAATAACTGACCCTAAAGATATAGTTCAGGTAAGAAAAGTTTTCTTAGACAAGCTAGTTAATATAGCTCTAGATAAGTTTAGATTATCTAATAAAGATACTAGCCCTAAGATAATGAAAACTATGGAATCTATAGTTAGACTAATGCTTACTAAGGCTATTAATTCTATCAAAGACCCTGATATTATCTTAAATCAAAAACTTACAGACATTATGCCTTCTATGATTAAAGACCTTAGAAGTATCTCTAAGCCAATACTTCAGTTATTTAACTATGGTAGCGGTTTAAGAAATAATGCTAGTGGATTTGTATTCTCTTTCTTTGAGGATTCCCTTCTTAAGATACTAGATAAAGCTTATACTAATGGTGAACATCTACATAGTAGTAAATACTCTAATATGACTGATATTTTTGATGATAATGAACTAGCAGTTCTTACTATACTAGGTATAGAGAACTTTAATGATTTAAGTGAATATATAGATACTAAGAAAACTGCATTCAATACTGCTAAATTAGACTTAGCATTAAAGAATGTAGGTGAGCTTATGGAAAGTACTGTAGGAACTGCATTAAATGACATACTCCCTTATCAAACAGAACTATCTAATACTTATCTAGATATAGCTAAATCTTACTTTCAATTATTCTGTGGAGCTTTAGCTAATGAGTTAAAACTAGATATAAAAGATGTATTAGGTAACTTTACTGATGATAATGGTAAACTTCTATATGGCTTTAAAATCTCTGGAATATACAAAGAGGATTTTTCTAAAGCTATTAAGAAGCTTCTTAAAGATGAAAGAACTAGAAACTTTGCAGGTATTTTTATTAAGTCTTTTATAGGAGATGATGCTGATATTGACGAAGCTACTTTAATGTCCTTTTTCTCTAAAGTATCTACTAAATCAGGTTCTGATGGTTATACTTCATTAGCCACTAAAGCTAAGGGTAATGATGTATATCTAGTTTTTACTGATAAAGCAGTATTAACTAATCTAGGTCAATCTATTGATGCTAGGATTATGGCTAGAGTTCAAAAGAAACTCATAGATGGAGGTATTATCTATGGAGAGAATAACTTTGATGCTATCACTACTGACCCTAGATTTCATCCTCTCATATCTAGAATGATGAATGAAGCTTTAGGAGAGATAATTCTAAACTATAAGACTGACAACTGGGGATATAATCTCTTATCTATGGCTAAAGATTTACTTACAGAGAAATCTACTCTAACTGATATTAACCATAATGATAAGTTCGATATGGGTAGCTATCTAGAGGATTTACAACGTAGAGCTAAGATAGCTAAACAGAATATCATTAATACTGCTAATGATATTAGAATATATGGTATGACTGTAGATAATTTCTCTATTAGATATAAGGATGGAACTACAGCTTATAAATATAGACCTACAGCAGAGGAATCTAAAGAAGCTTTAAAAAGAAGCTTACATCTACAAACTGCTCAACTAACTCCAGCAGCTAGTAACATTAATTTTCAAGTAAACTACTTCCTTAGAGATTTACTAAATATCCCTTCTCTATTAGAAAGTAAGAATAGTGCAGCTATAGCAGTTAGAGAAAAAGCTGTAAAGAGTTTTATAACTCTAATAGACTTAATGCCTTTTATACATTCAGATATGCAAAAGTTTAGAGATATGTTAACTTCTAAATTAGATGGTGAAAGTTTAAAGAAATTAAACTACACTAACTTATTGAATGCTATGGGAGAGATACCTAATATTAAAACTCTATTAGATAGTTTAATGCAAGAGTTCTTTAATTTTCAATCACAATTAGCTATAGATAGTTCTAAGGTTTATTCTCCTTATTCTCCTATGTTTAGAGATACAGAGCAAAGCTATTGGGCTTCTAGAGCTTCTATGAATGGTATTTATAAAATAAATCCATTATTAGAAACTAATAGGTTTCATATCAATAGTGATAGAGCTAGACGAATAGCTAATGAGTTTAATCCTACAGAGAATATCTATGACATATCTATTGAGAATGTTAATAATAAGCCTATGGTTGTATTAACTAATGCTAATGGGGATAAAGTAACTCTGGATACTAAAGGATTACATAAAGTATCTAAAGATGGTAAAGTAATTTCTAATCCTTTAGTTATGTCTGCTAATGTTATTGGAATGAATAAAGAAATAGCTGATAGGATAAAAACTGAAGGACAAGAATCCGAAACCCAAGCTATGTTAAATAACTTTAAAGATAAAGGCTTTACTGTAATTAGTCTAGTAGCTAACCCTAACGATTTCTTAGAAACAGGTAATACTCATAATCCTACTAATGCTAATGCTGATAACCTTATAAATGCTTTCTTAAATGCTACTTCTGCTGAAAGAGTCTTTTCTCTAGCTGAGATTTATAAACGTTTACAGAACATAGCTCCTGCTACTATAGACGCTTTTAATGCTAAAGCACCTTCTAAATTACTAAATAGCAATGAGTTTAAAAGTAAGTTTGTAAATAGTCAAGAAGCAAGACCTCAATGGAATAGTGTAGATGAGTTACTAAACTTTATAAATAATTATAGAGAAGCTAGTATTTATACTAATATACAAAGCTATAATGATGGAATAGATATAACCCCAGAGAATTATGCTAAATCTCTCGAAAATGCTAGCATATCTAAAGCTGTTGAAAAATCTGGTGGAAAAATAGTCGAAGCTGTTAAAAGTCTACAAAAACCATCACCTTCTGATAATATGGATACAAATGTAGCTTCTGATAATTATGATATAAAGACACCTATAGATAATAGAATCAAAAAAGGTAGTCCAGATACTGCATTAGATGATAGTGATGAAGCTATTAATAAGCTTACTAATCAATTAGAGCTTTTATACTCAGCTGATGATAATACTTCAGTAGCTGATGCTATGATAGAACTAGGTAGAGAATATAATATATCTAATGCTCAAATAGATTTTAGTGTTAGTATGATTAATAACCTCATAGCTCCTAAAGACCAAGCTAGATTCTTTAAAGACTCTTTGAAAGTCTATATCTCTAGAGATGCTAATAGTAATACCTCAGGAACATTTACATTCAGTCCTACTAAAGACCTAGATAGAATATATTTAAATGCAGGTAAAACTAGTGCAGCAGGTAATAACATAGTAGAGACTTATCTACACGAGTTAATTCACTCTATTATAGAACACGCTATATCTGAAGGCAATCAAGAAGTAATCTCTGCTATGAATAAAGTAGAACAGCTAAGAGATACTTTCTTAAAGACTCTAAAAACTACTGATGATAAATTACTACTAGCTAATGAATTAGGCATACAAGGTTCTAATGAGTTTAAACTAGAAGTAATTCAGAAATCTTATATAGACTATATGTCTGAAAACCCTAATGAGTTTATAACTATAGGATTATCTAATCCTACTATTTTTGCTAGACTCAAGGCTATAGAAGTATCTAAACCTTATGAAGGTATTATAGATACTATTATTCAAGCTGTAAAGAATGCTTTAGATGCTATTATGAATAGACCTCTAAACATATCTCAGACCTCTAATACTGCTGCTGAAGCTTTATATAAACTAACACAAACTATAGCTAAGAATAATAATAAACTATATGATGCTTATGTTAGTGCTAGAAAGAAAACTCTACTTCAAAAAGTAGTCAATACTCTAGATAAAGCTAGCAATACTATGGTATCTAGATGGGTAGATGATAAGAAAATTAAACTTCTTACTTCTAATAAACCTGATAGTACTAGTAGATTTAAGAACTTAATAGCTTTATGTAAGATACTACCATTTGCATTAAAGAATCCAGTCTTAGGCAAACAAGCTAGAGAGTATATGGGTAATGCCTTTAATCTTGGTTGGGGAGGATTTATATCTCAAACTTTCTCATCTATGACATCTCTAGATGATTATAAGAGAACAGTAAATACTCTGATAGCTGAAAGTCAAGATAATGATAAGAATAGAATACTAACTTTTAATGCTTTGCAGAAACAGCTAAAAGATGCATTTAAAACTGAAATATCAGATGAAAATGCAAAATCTCTAGGTAGAGTAATCCTAACTAATGATTTAATATCTATATTCCCTACAGCTAAAGAGTTCTATATAGAATACTCTAGCCTAAATAAGAAAGATAGAGATGCTAAGATAGACAAGTCTATTAAAGATGCTTCTATTAGATTAAGAGAGTTTGCCTATTTCAAAAATGGCAAATATAATCTAGGGTTACATCAGTTCTATATCAATCAAGCTACTCTACTAGGAGAGTCTATAGCTACAGGAGAATATAACTATAATCAAGCTACTAATGCTCAAAATATTGCTCTAGGGTTGAATTATCCTGGAGTTAAGAGAGGAACAGCATTAGAACCTAGAGATGACCATAGAGATGAATTAATACATCTATTAGACAAAATAGCTACTCTATCAGCTTTGAAACATACAGATGAGAATGCTATAGCAGACTTTAACTATCTGTATAATACAGAAAGAGATGGAGTAGAGAATATCTTTACTATGCAAAAAGTCTATGCTAAAGGCTTAGAGGATGAGTTAAAACTTCAAAACTCTGATGTATCCAATAAAATCAAAGGTTATACTAGAAGTATATCTAATAGAGCTGTAGATGTTCAGATAGCTAGATTAATTGATAGAGACGATATGCTAAAGCAAGGCTATGAATTAGTCCAAGAATATAACGGAATAGGAGTAGATAGAGATGCTTTAGGTATGTATGTATCTAGAACTAACGTTAAACCTGCATATAATAGAGGTGTCTTTAGAACTACAGGAGGTTCTAATAGAGGTCTTACTATTACCTCTAGTGTAGACTATCTACTAGAAGGTAAATCCTTAGATGAAAAGAATGCCTATATTCAGAATATACTACGTAGAATACAGCAAGGCAAGATAAATGGTAAGTTTGTACCTATCTATGATGCTAGAGGTGTAGTAATAGACTATCGTATGATGATACCTCAAGCTATCAAAGAACAGCTAGAGTTTACTGATACCAATGTCTTTAATGTAATCCCTACTATGGTAGCTAGATACTGGGATAAGACAGAGAGTGATGCATTCAATAAGAAAGCTTTGAATGAATTACATTCAATGTGGCTAAAAGATAAAAATACTGATAACTTCATTTATCTAGGTGCTGAGGATATGGAGATTATGAATAGAGCTAGCAATGGTAAATCTAGAATTAAACCTAAAGACTTAGAGAAACTCAAAGAATCTTGGGATTTACTACCTCAAAGTACTAAAGCTTATATCTATGAGCAATTCCCTGATATGCATCACGGTATCTATATCAGAGAGGATTTACTAGCTTCTATAGCAGGAAGTAGAGATATAAGACTTACAGAGAGTGAAGCATTTAAACGTATAGTTCCAGACAAAGCTCATCAGCATCTAGCTAATCTAGTAGAGTTTGGTATTATCAAACTAGCTAAGCAGATAAGACAAAAACTAGTAGTTAAAAATCCTGAAGTTATCTTAGGCAACATTGCTTCTAATCAATATATTCTAACATCCTATGGTATTACACCTATGCAGACAGCTAAATACTTTGGAGAAGGAATAGACCTAATAGATAAATACAATAGAGATAATGAAGCTTATCTATCAGCCTATAGAGCTTATAAGTTAAGCAATAATGACCTTAGATTAAAGAGAAAGTATGAAGTATACCTCAAAGCTATGCAAGATAATCCTATCTATGAGTTTGATAAGAGAGGTTTAATATCAGATATTACTGATGAATTACCATCTCAGAATGATATGGATAAAGACTTTATAGATAAGAAACTAACAGAGACTGCTGATAAATTAGCTATACCTCAAGCATTTAGAGATGCCTTTGATGTATTAATGGTCAATGAAGGTACTCAACTACATAAAGCCTATAGTACAGTAATTAAATACTCTGACTTACTAGCTAGATATTCTCTATGGAAGCATCTAATGGCTAATAAAGGTAAAGATGATAGTACTATCAAGACAGATACAGAGATATGGGATTTACTAGATAAAGCATTTATCAATTACTCTACACAAGACCATCCATATCTAAAATATGCTAATGACATAGGTTTTGCTAGATTTACCAAATACTGGATTAGAGCTCAAAACTATATAGCTAATGGTCTATTAGGTACCAAGCTAGCTACTACTATGCTATCACTAGCTACACAAGCTATGACAGGTATAAAGATAGAAAGTCCATTGAATGTGATATTAGGCAAAAAGCTATTTGGCTATCATACATTTACATTGCCATTAGTAGATGATATAGCTGAGATAGTAGCTGACCCTATTAATCTAGACAATCCATTGCAGTATATTAATAGCTACTTTAAATAATATAAAACCCCTCTAGTAAAGGAATATGAAACGAACAACATAGAAACCTAGAGGGGAAATTAAGGAAGTTACATAATCTTGGATAGAGCCCTTAGGACGTGTTACTAGCTGGGGAGTAAAGCTCTATTACTGCTAGAGAACCAAGACATTATTATTTTACCATACGACGAAGTCTTTTGCAAGCTCTAAATCTGATAACATTGATTTTATAGTCTTTCTTATCTGTAAAACCACCTGCACCAGTTCGTTCGGTAATTCTAAAAGTACCTAGATTAGCTATCTTAACATTATCCCTTTTGAGTAGACCTTTGCCTATCTCATCAATTAACGCATTAATTACTAATCTAACATCTTTCTTAGTAAAGTTAAGCTTGTCAGCAACATTAGCGGCTAAATCCTCTTTATAAATAACCATAAAGAATCTCCTCATAGTGAAATATAAATGGAAGTATAGCATAAATTATAGGGATTAAACTCTCATTGTAATTTATGACAAGAAGCGTGAAATTAATTTAAAAGGAGTTGAGAATCTAATCCCTAAATTATATGTTCCAATGAACACATAATTTAGAAATCCCTCTAGAATAGGGGAAACTAGAGAGATTCTCGAAAGGGACTATTCACTCTATGAAAGAGTGAACGTATTATACCATAAATTAGAATGGTAAATTAGATTTGTCTGTAGAAGGAGTTGGAGTACTAGCTTTAGAGCCATTTAGGAAAGCCTCTACTTCCTCTTTAGTCAAGGACTTATCTATCTTATCTTGATGAGCATATTTCTCATCTTTAGCTAATTGAGTACCTTCAGGAATATTCTTATCTAGGGTTTCACTAGCGTGAACTCCATCAGTAGTGTAAAAATCTTGAATAGTGAACTTCTTTTTAATTTGACCATTATATTTATTAAACTCTCGTCTAACTCTAACTTTTACTTTAGCACTTTCAAACTCTTGTAGAACTTTAATCTCTGGAGCTACTAGTTGCTTAGCAGCTTCAGCTTGTTTTTTATAAGTAAAGTAAGGGTCTTGGTCTGTAGCTACTGCTACTTCATCTACTTTAAGTAAATCTATCCCTAGAATTGTAGCTAGTCTAATAAAGATATTTCTCTCGAAAATAGGTTCTCCATTATTCTTATCTAACTTTAATCCCCATAGGATACCTTTATTACCATTGTAGTCATATAGAAAGTTCAAGCTTCTAGCTTTATCAGCATTTCTACTTACTATTACTGCCTCTATAGTGATATCATAGATACCACTTTCACTAATATAAGGACTAAATTCCTTAACTTTAACTGCTTCATTGATGTTTGCTACATCATTTTTACTAAATAATGCCATATCGTTCCTTTCATTATAGTTCGTCGATATTTACTACTCGATTATGTATATCAGCAATATATTTGTTAATATCAAACTCTTGCTGTTGCATAATCACCTCACTCTTGCATCCTACTTGTCTGCAAGGAAACTTCTTTAACGGGTCAGAGATAGCTATAATACGCTTACCTTTCTCAACCCCTAAATAGATAGCTTCATCAAAGACAGATAACCATCCATCATTATCTCTGAAGCTACCTTGAGCAGGTATTGTTATTCGTCCACTATCTCTGTCTGTTACTGTATGTGCTAAGCATACTATGTTGATACCTTTATCGCATAGAGTATTAAGATATTTATTAAAGATATAGGTATCCTCTAGTATACGTTGATGACTTTGATAACCACTAAATGTCTTAGAGTTATAATGTACTAGAGAAGTATAAAACCTAGTGATAGTATCAAATACTATGTATTCAGGTAATTTTTTAAACTTCTCTTTATAAGCTACTATCTTAGAATTACACCAATCCATAAAGTCATTAATACCATTATACTCTTTCAGACTAGCTACTATAGTCTTAGGCATAGTATAAGGTTTTTCATCTAGATTAATCACTAGAGCATTCTTTATATCAGAAGCTAGAGTAGTTTTACCACTAGCTGCTGAACCACATATTAGAAACTTAATTCCATTCATTAACTCTCCTTAAAAGTTTATAGTTACATCAGGTTTTAGTCTATAGTCTGCATAGAGTAAATAAACTAATTCAGGTTTAGCTTTGCCCATCAGGTAAGTATCTGCTATTAGATGAATATAATCATCTATAAACCTCATATCATCATCTGTAATAGATTGAGTAATAGGTACTACTTTAGATGGATAATCTTTTAATGGCTTACCTGTCTTTTCACTTATTCTACCCTCTATATTATGAGTTATCCAGACTATTCTAATATTATTAACTTCTATACCTAGCTTTCTATATATCCAAGCATAAGTAAGCATTTGCCATTTATAATTATTAGGGATATATTCTCTAGGGCTAGACATAGAAGTAGTCTTGAAGTCTACTAGAGTATCCCCTATAATAGCATCAGCTGTTCCTCCTACATAGACATCATCTGTTAGTTTTACAGCTATTCTATCCTCACTTCTTTCAGGAATACCAAAGAGATTAAGATACTCTATCAAAGCTTTACCCATAGGTTCTAGCTGACTTAATATAAAAGCTTTATCTAAATCAGGAATAAGCATACTCATATCATCTACATAAGCTTTCAATTCATCTAAATTAACTTCTCTATTCTTGATATATCTCTCTGCTATTCTATGAATACAACTTCCTAATATAGTAGAGGTATTACCTAAAAAATCACCAGATTCTCCTAGAACTTGAGTTCTATACCATTCCCACTTTCTTTCATTGAAGCCATATATCATACTAGGGGATATTCTAAAGGCATTATCAGGTATTAAATCAGCATAGTTCTCTTGATAATTCATAGATTTCATTTCTTGCATATAACACCTCTATCATCTATCTCATAACCTAGTTCTTTAATTCTCTTTTCTAGGAACTTCTTATCAAACTTATTACCTACTAGAGTCATAATATAATCTATAGTCCTATTAGATAAATCTAATGCAGGTTGAGCTGCTAGAGCTATAGCATCATCTATTAATTTCTGACCTAAGAACTCATCTGATTTAACATTACTAGGAGATAGATTTAATGGAGAGATACTAGCCTTGAAAGTTTTTAAATCCTCTAGCTGTTTAGATAATACAGACTCCTCTTTCTTTAATATCCCTAGAATAAGTTTTAACTCCTCTAGGTCTAATGTTATTTGAACATTCATTTCAATCCTTTCTTTAAAGTTTTATAATCTCTCTTTTCACCTATAAATAGATGAGCTTTATAAGACATTCTAGATATAGCTACATAGATAAGTCTTAGATACTCCTCTAGGCTAATAGGCTTATTGTAATGATTATATTTAGATGGAACTCTAAATAGCTGTTGATACATATCTCTAACATCTACAAATACTTCCTCTATAGTCATACCTTGAGCTTTGTGTACTGTAGAAGCATATATCTGCTTAGGATGATATATAGTGTCCATCTCTTGCCAATAAGCTTCAGGAGTCTTATATTCACTTATATGTTTCTCTAAAGCAGTCTTAGTCTTATAAACTTTGATTGGATAAGTATTATACTCAAATGAAATCAACATTGAGTAATAATCAGAAAACTCATCTAGAGAGACTATTTCAACTATATCTCCATTTCTAGCATTACCTAATGGCTTATCTATTACTAGCATATCTCCTACACTAAACTTAGCTTGATTAATATTGGCATTATAACTATCTACTACTTTATTGCTATAGGCTAATATTCGTTTATGCCTATTAGAAGCCAAATAAGCTATGCAGAATGCTTTGTGGTCATCATAGGCTATGATACCACTAGGTAAGTTCTCCGATAGCTTGTAGAGCTTCCTAGAGGCTATAGAATGCCTAAGTGATTCTAGCCACTCTTGAACCTCTGGATTATCCACTTGTCTCATATTCTCAGTAAGTGTAATAACACTAGCATTACTAGGAATACTAGCTTTTATACCTATAGCAGGTAATTGAGACAAATCTCCTACTAGAATAATCTTTCTATAAGGAGCATTAAGAATAGCATTAAGGACATTTTGAGTAAGCATAGAGAACTCATCTATAATAATAACCTTAGATACTAATGGCTCTCTTACTTGACTAAGATATTCACTAATACCATTACGAGTCATAACAAACCCTGCTATAGAATGAGTTGTATAGCATTTCTTACCTATTTTAGATTCTAGTAATGACTTAGCTTTATTAGTAGTAGCTGTAATGAAGCAGTCTTTTAAAACTTTAGCTAGTTCAGATATGAGAAAACTCTTACCTGAACCAGCATTACCTAATATAGCTACTACTCTAGGTTTATCAGTTAGACATAGATTATAAGCCTCTTGTTGTAGTTTATTTAATTCCATTTCATTACCTGTGAGATGATAGTACTACGTAGTCTAGCTTCAGGCATAGGGTAAGTCCAATATGAATTAATTTCGTAAACTAAATTAATAATATCCTCATTAGACATTCCTAGTTCTTTAGCCATTCTAGCAGCTCTCCATAAAGCTACACTACCTTTACCTTGTGGAGCATTGAATGCAAAGTCAAATGTAGCTTGAGAATTTTCTAGTTGAGTTTTCTTTTGCTCATCAGATAAATCACTAGCTGATATATAAACATTAGTATCCTCTAGACCCTTAGCTATTAATAAAAACTCTCTAGCCTCTAACGGATTAGCATTAGTTACTGATAAGACATTTCTACCAGAATAAGAATAATATATTTGACTTCTAGGGAGAATATCAGCATTCAAACCTAGAAAGTCTGATATAGCTTTAATAAACCCTTTATACTCTATATCATTTAACTCTACTAAGCTATCTAATTCTAATAAGACTCTATATTTATAGGCATTATTAGCATCACTAGTTCTTACTATATGATGATTAAAGTCTTTTAAGAACTCGTGAACCATCTCATCATCAAAATTAGAATTATCTATATCTAAAGCTATCCATTTGATTTTTCCATAGACATTAGCATTGCTTCTAATTCCATTCTTAAACTTAAATGGAGTGTAAGCAAAATCTTTTTGAAGCATATCAGCTAATCTAGAGAAAGGTAGTTCTGCTGATTGATATCCACTAGCACACATAGCTTTACGTTGTTCTTTATTACCACTAACAGCTACAAATGATACATTTACTAGGTCAGTCTTTATGATTCTCTTATATTCTATTCCATCAGTAGATACTTCAAAATAGCCTTTATCATCTACACTATTAGCAAACTTTACTAAGTCTTTTAGAGTATTGTCTACATTTCTAATAGATGGAATAAACCCTAGTTTCTTTAATTGATGTAGATTTAGACTAAATATACTATCTAAAGTAGTAGATTGTTCTGCCAGAGTAACTAGCATTTGATAAGGTTCTTTTGCTAACTCTTTTTCAAATAAGACTATATCATCTAGAATAGACTCAGTAAAGCTAATAGCTTCTTTATATTCTACTTCAGTAATATAGTCTAAGCCTTTTAATAATGCTAATGCTCCAGCTAGCTTAAATGCTCTCCAATAAGCGTGAGTTCTATTAAGTCTAGATATATTAAGAGTCTTATCTAGCTTCTCAGCAGATTCAGAGCAATATGTTTTATATACTAGCATTAACTGAGAACACTCAGAAGTCATAGTTATATTCTGACCTACTTTAGCTATCTCTCTTAAAGAGATATTTCTAAAGATATCTTGTAAGTTTTTTACTGTTTGATATGCTAAATCCTCTCTAGCTACAGCAGCATTAATCATATCTCTAACACTAGCATATTCAATTTCATCATTAGCTACTGGAATAAAGCAAAAGAAAGACCTCCTAGATAATTTAGAATTAAACTGCTTAGAGAACTCTCTCTTAGCTTTCTCATCATAGAATAGAATATCAGGAGATGACATAAATAGACCACTAAAAGGTAAGTTTTTAATCTCTTTAGACTGAGATTGCTTAGATTTAATAATCTTTACTTCTTTCTTACCTTCATCATACATTTCTGATAATAGAGTTAGATTACTAAGCAAACTAGAGCTATTCTGTAACTCAGAAGTAAATTCTCCTGTGTATATAAATCCTGCTCCTATACCATCATCATCTAGAGTATTCAGATGAGCTATAAGACCTTCATTAGTGCTAAGAGAAGCAAAGAGTGGATTAGGAGCATCATAGTATTTCATATACTCACTAGCATCATCAAATCTAGCTTTCTTAGCTTGCTTAGCTAATTCCTTTGCTCTATCTATAGCTTTATCAGTTCTGATTTTATTAATCTCATCATAACCTTCTTTGAAGCATCTATGGATTAAATTAACACTAGAATCTTTACCTAGACCACTAGGAGATAGGATAAAGCTAATAGCATTAATAGGAATAAGACTTCCATTGTAATGCATTAAGCTTCTATGAAATTGAGAAGCAAATAGAATAGCTTCATTAACAGCTATCATTAGTTTCATCTTATCGTTAATTCTAGGGTCTGTAATTACACTAGATAAGTCATATATAGTCTTAGGTAATGGAGTATTAAAAGCATTCTGATTTACTAATTCCTGTTTTAATTTTTCAAGCATCTACATAGTCCTAAATAGTTAAAAGTAGCAGATATAAGAGGATTAGAAGGTATTTCCTCTAAACTTAGAGTATCCTCTTTATAATTGCTTATCTGTTCATAATAATGAGCTTTTCCCTCTGTATCAAAAGCTTTATAGTAATTTAAATTGCTATAGACTTTATGATACTTCTCTATAAGATAATCCTCTAGTTCTGATAGTTTATTAAAGAGCATTAGATTAATCCTTCATATTCGCAGTATTCTTTAAGATACTTAGGAGTTATAACTTCAGCAGGACTATCACCTTCTAAATCCTCTAGAATAGTATCTATCAAATCCATCATATCTATTCTATGAAGTAGATACTCCATTCTCTCTGGCATTACTCTTTCTATAAGCTCTCTAAAAGCTGCTTGATTCCAAGCATCTTGTTCTAGATTAAAGTTTTCAATCTTACCTTCCATAGCATCTCTAGGGATATACAATACGTCGTTATCTATATCAGCTATACCATAACTATAAGCTCCATAACCATCTTTTTCTACGATAGTATTAACTTTCTCTTTGCCTTTATTCTCTACTATAGCTGAGGATAATCTCATATCTAGCTCTTTAAATGTCATAGTTCCATATCTCCAAACTCTTTGATGAATACATTTAAGAATACTTGGTCTTTTGATATATCTCTGACTAATCTCTCAGGATATCTAAACCACCTATTAACTCTACTCATATGAGCTTCTAAAGTACAATATTGAAGCTCTGGATATTTTTCATATAAATGTCTAATAGATTCAGTCTCAGTAGGATACTTAGAAGTAGCTATGTAGTAATACTTTTGTAAAGACATATATAGCAATTCCATATAATCCATATAAGCCTTATATCTATCATAGTCTAATAAAAGAGTAAGTCTATTCTCACTAAGATTTACTCTCTTAAGCCATTGAAACCAAGGTTGAAGTTTCTTATGATATCTACTTATCCAGCATAGATAATTAGAGTCTAAGTCTCTTTTAGTCCAACTAGGATTATCTACTTTCATAGCATATCTTAGTCTTTTCCAATTATGCTTAGCTATAGTAGTTAATAACCATAGGTCTTGTAATCTGTCTGAAATCATAGTTCTCCAAACTCAGCTATACAAGCTGTTAGAAATCTCTTTTCTCTATCAGGTCTTTTATAATTCTTAGGGATACCTAGAAACCATCTGTTAATTCTACACATCCAAGCTCCAGCTTTTATAACTCTCATATCAGGATATTTAGATAATAGAGTATTAACTAAACTCCAGTCTGACTTATGAGTTTCTCTACCTTTATAGTAATACTCTTGACATACCTCATAGAGTAACTCTACGTACTCTCTATAGAGTTCTACAGCTGTCTTATTAATATATAGCTTTATCTTAGAGTAACTATTAGAATCTACTTTTCTAATCCAATTAATATAGGGATAGTACTTATCTCTATATTTCACAGACCAAGTAGCGTAGAAAGCAGTAGATTCTTTTCTAGATAAACCATTAGGATATAAACTATGCATATATTTAGATACAGGTATCCAAGAATTATCTAATGGCTTATCCAATAATCCCTCTATCTCTTTTAATCTAGCAATCTTTGAACTCATATTACTCCAAACTCCTCTATGCAGTATTTAATAAATAGAAGTTCTTTACTAGCATCTCTATAAGTATTAGGGATACCTAAGAACCATCTATTCATTCTAGCCATCCAAGCCCTAGGTTCTAATAGTTTCATTTCAGGATAAGTTCTTATCATATAAGTAATGAACTTCCATTCTGATTCATATCTCTCTAGACCTTTGAAATAATAAGCTTGAGCTATCTCATAAACTAAATTGCAATACTCATAATATCTATTCACTGCATTTTTATTAATAAGTAACACTCTTTTAGATTCATCAGGATATTCATACTTAAGCCAGTTACTCCAAGGAGTTCTATTATGAAATAGTCTTTGAGACCACATAGAGTAATGATTATCGACAGCTCTATGAGTTCTATACTCAGGATGAGTTAAATGTATATATTCTCTAATAGGAATCCAAGAGTCATCTATAACATCTAGTTTACTCTCTAGCTCTTTTAGTCTAGTAATCAGTGAACTCATATTTACTATTATCTCCCTCTATAGAGTAATTAACTACAAATGAAGTGAGATATATCTCAAATCGTCTCTTGAAAGCTTTAATAATACCTCTAGGAACAGAATTAGGAGTATTGAAGCTAATAATGGCATTATTATCCTCTCTAGTAATCTTAACATTACTAGCATTTAATTTACAACCCCAATTAGCTTCTCTCCAAGGTCTCCAAGTAGGGTAACCATAAAGTTCTATATTTCTTAAGACTTTATCTCTATATTCTAAGAAGTTCTCTAAAGATAAGCCTCTTACTTGTAATATATCAGCCATCTCTTTTTCATCTCTATTTTCTCTATATTCTATAGCCTTTTGAGTCAAATCCCCACTTAGAATATCTAGACTATCGGGCATAGGAATGAGTTTATTAAAATCAAAGTCTGAATCACAAGATTTAATAGAGTCTAAGATAGTATCAAGATTATTAGAGCTTTTAGCAGTAACTATTAATGTATTTGATACTTCTACTGACATTAATATCCCCTATTATAGTTATAGAACTGTTGATTTCTCATCTGCTGTTCTTGAAGCATTCTTTGATATTCCATCTGCTGTCTTTGCAATTCCATCTGCTGTTGTATTTGCTGTTGTTGTCTTTGCATATCAGCTTGCATTCTAAGCTGGTCTGCTTGATTCATTAGTCGTTGCTGTCTCATACTATGCTCATTATCTAAGTTTTGCCAAAACATCTTATCCTCTAACTCTTTCTGTTGGCAAGCATAATCACTGTCAGCACAAGAGGCTAATAGACTACTAGCTACTAGAGCTATTAAGATTAATCCTTTCATCTTTATCTCCTTTTATTACATTTAATACCTGCTTTTCTAAGCAACTTAACTCCATCTTTATTAAGATTAAGTAACTCTTTATACCATACTTCTTTTACTATCCCAGATTGAATAATTGCACTAGCACAATTAACACAAGGAGCATAAGAGCAATAAAGTATAATCTCATCACTACCTCGATAGTTAATTAGGCAATTAACTTCTGCGTGTATTACTGTAGGTAGAGTTTTTTTATTCTCGTCTCTAGTAGGCATATTTAATGCACTATCATTAAATCCTACAGATACTAGTTTATTATTACTAACCGCTATACAAGCTACAGGTCTAGTATCTCTACTATATTCCTCAGCATTTTTAACTAATTGCCATATAAATGAACTAATATTCATCATAATTCCTTTGGGAAAGATTCCATAGCTTTACGATAAGGGTCAGTAACACTAGCTAGTAATCTATCAGCTGTAGATAACCAACCGATAGAGAAATAAATACCATCTATAGTTCCGCTAGTTATAGAAGCTGCTAAATGTGTTTCTATACGTACATCAAATAAATATTCTCGTCTATCTAGTTTATCGTCATATAAAGGATATGACAAGCAATACCCGAATAAGTGCTGTTCTATCTTAGAATACAATTCTTTAAGCAATAAAGCTTTAGAGACGCTATAAGCACTCTTAGTAAGCATATCTAAATCAATATAATCAGAATAATCTGGTGGACATAATTCAGGTAATCTAATAGTTCTATCAGGATTACAGATAACATCATAGACATAACCTTTAAATAACTTCATACGTCTAGGAGTCATCTTTGCTTGTATTTCATCTGGTATTTTACTTTCAATGGAGCTTCCATTTATACATACACTTAAAGTATCTTTTAATAGTTCTACCAAACAATCTGAAGTAACTAATAATAATCTATTATCGGTTCTAAACTTTAACATCTATATACTCCTAGTAACCATATTTTGCATTTTCTTTAATTTTTTCAGCTTGATTAATAACATAGTCTAATAGCTTAGTATCCTCTAGTCCTGACATATCATATATAGATTTATCTATACAGTAAACTAGCTTTAGACCTTTATAATCTACATCTCCTATGAATACTGTATTCTCTTTGTAATAGTCTACAGAGACATCTGTTATAACAGAGCAAAGGATAATATTATCCTTAAATATCTGCTTAAAACCTCCATATTTATAGCTATTAGCAAAGCAGCCATAAGAAGTAAATAAATCTATACAAGCTTGTTTTAGAAGCTCTAAGAACTTTTCTGATAGTAACCCATTTATAACAGCAGTAGGATTCATAGCTATATAGTCTAAATCTAATATTCCCTTATCTGTAGAGTTTTTATAGATAAATTGCTGTTGAACATACTTATTAAGCATACTTTCAAATGGCTGATATACCTTATCTAGAGGTTTAGTAAATGCTAATTCTATTAGAGAATTGTCTAGTAAAGCAATACTTACAGCTACATCAGATGCTTTAACACTTCTTATACACTTATACTTGATATAAATATCATTAATTTTGACAAACTTACATTTCATTTCTACATTCCTTATAATTTGCTTTATACCAGTTAGCTACTGCTTCTGATGATTTATCTTTAACCCATTTCTTTCTAGACTCATCCCATTTACCTACTCTAGAGTTAATTTCTTTAATAGTCTCAATCATACATTTAAACCAGTTAAATCCTAGATAATAGATATTAGAGAAAAGATATTCAATGAAGTTTACTAATAGTTCATTAGATATATCAGGATGTTTCTTTAAATCCTCACTTAGACCTAAAATAGTAACTTCTAGAGCTGTAGCATTTCCTAAATACTCTCTAGATTGATTTGCTATGTTTATAGCTATTTCATAGTCATCGTCTAGAACATTAAAAGCAAAGACTGCCATATCGCAATAAGCATCTATTTTTTCATAGTCATCTTTAGCTTCTTTAAGTTCATTGACTTCCTCTAATAGATTATTTATTAGACCACTAAATTGATTTTCTCTAGTTAGATGTCTCTCTTTTCTCCATTCTTTTAGAGCTTTGCGAACAACTGCTACTGATACTAATTCATTTTTGTGTGCCACTAGTCTTTACTCCTTTCTTTAATCCTCTAGGTCTTTTAGTCTTAGTAAGTTTCTCTACTCTAAGGTCAAACTTTACTCTGTCAAATCTATAGCGATAGAATGAAGTTAAGATTCTTACGAAGTTTCTTATTAAAGTTCCTCGTCTAGTAGGAGATACTTTATTTCTGACTCTTAAAGCTAGCATAGACTCCTCTATCTGTTCTCTAGTAAATCCTGTTTTATAGCATTTCTCATATTTCAATAGATACCATTCCATAGTATTACTACACATAAAGGAATGTAAAGCTCTAGTAGGATTAGCGTCTGAATAGAAGCTAGCTTTAATCTCTTTCATATGACCCATATTATAGTCCTTCAGTTAGATATTCTATATTGCAGTATCCTAATTTATCTAGCCATATTAATAAATAGCTAATAAACTCCTCTAAGAGTTCATCACTAGCTTCTAGTTTTAAATCAGAAGTATATCCAGCCATTTTCATAATATAGCTATTTAATCTATAGAAGCATCTGATATTATTCATATGCTTATAGATTTTAAGCTCTTTATCAACAGAAACATATTGTAATGTAGATAAAAACATTGCTCTAAGAACATCTTGAGGTTTATTAGACTCTTGTATTAAAGAGGATAAAAGCACTAGTAATTCGCCTATTAAATTAGAAGGCATAGGATATTCTTTTAACTTAAGTCTTAACTCTACTAATTCGTTCTCTGTAATCATTTTATACCTTTAAATTAATCTCTCTAGCATATGTAAGTATTGCTAAAGCATCACTTATACCATCTAGTAAAGCACCTCTTTCAGAGTAGAAATTAATATGTGGATACTTCTCTTGCATTCTCTCACATATCTTAGATTTTCTAACTTTTCTATCTCTTTCATTAATCTCAAAGTGTTTTTGCCATAATCTAGGATTTACTAGCGTAAATGGAATACAATTAGCCATTAACATACCTTGGATTATGCCAAAGTTAGTTCCAAAAGAGAATACACTCTTTACACCTTGTCTAGGCATAGAATGAACTCCCTCTATATAAGCTTTAACTATTAAATCTGGAGATTCTGATAAGTCATAGAGTACTCTAGCATAAGTGTCTGTATTATAAGCATAGGCTTGAGCAGGTTTATCATCAATCTGCATAGCCATAGCACCTTTAAATCCAGGGTCAAAAGCTAAATAAGCTATTGACCTCTTATGTTCTACCATTTTAACTCCTCATATTGAAATTAAAATGGCTTTATAACAGAAATTAACTTAATGTTTTATATTGCTACATTGTGAGCAATCTTGACAAGCTATTAAGTCTTTGAGTAATCTAACAGCTTCCTCTGCTGAATTGATGGGGAAAGTCAAGACTTCTGTATGCTTACAAGTAGCACATTCAGCTACTACTAGCAATACAGCTGTATGAGTAGAACGTTGCTCTACATACTTCTCATATACAGGTAAGTCTAAACTATCTCTCATAGTAGTCATAGATAGTATTTTCATTGCTTAATCACCATAATTTTACATCCATCTAGATGAATATAATAATGTGTAGATTCCTCTGTTATGTAAAAACAGCTGCTAGTACACCATAAATCATCGTAGTTAAACGTTAAAGCCTTAGAGGTATCTTTATATACCCTAAGACTTCTCGTCTCTCCTAAGCTATCCCAAGAGCATACAAGGTATTTTTTAGACCTAGATAGTTTCTCTAACTTAATCTTTACTCTAGGGATAGCTTTTAACTTTTTACCTATATACTCTAATGTCATAGATTCATCACCACTATATAAGCTGCAAAGAATGCTATGAGTAATAAAATTACTTGAGTTACTTCCCACTTAGTCATATTATAAATCCTGGAACTGAAGTTATATTGCCATTAGTATCTTTAATGGCTTTAGAAGTCAAAGGACATAAAGTCTTAACTTTTAGTTTATTAGCCTTACAATACTGCTGAACTATACTAGATACTATATAGTAAGTATTATCTTTACTATTTATAGGCAAGCCTTCTAATTCTCCGAACTCTTGAATAAATAATCCTTGACCTATTTCTCTAATAGTGGATTTAACTCTAGCTACTTTACCGCTAGGTTTAAACTCCCATCTAGAGATATTATGTTTAGTAGGTATCTCTACTACTACAGGATGAGGTGTTAGATTGACTATTTTAAATGCTGCTAAGCTTTGCATTCAATATCCTTATAAAGAACGTCATATAGTAGAAACTTCTCATCTAATTTACCTAGCTTCGTTAAAACTTCAGCAAGAGAATATAACTCAGGGTCGTATGCAACTGTATACTTAGTATCTTGACGTACTACAAGTTCTATATATTCCATATGTTTCTCATTAACTCCGTGCATATCATCATAAGGAGTATACATATCTACATTAATAAAAGTCTGCATTCCATAAGGATTAAACTCTATAGATACTCTAGAATACTTATTAAATAAAGTATTCTGTAGAGTAGCTATATAGTAACAGATATTCTTAAGATACTGCTTAATCACACATTCCAAGATGGCTATTCTCTGCTTACCCAGTAAATTAAGTTGTATAGGATAGAGTACTTTAACATAATCATAAATAAGCTGCTCTTTATTATTCTCAGACTCTATTTCTCTAGTGTTTAATGCTAGTTTTTTACAGATTAATCCATCATTATAATCTAATAGAATATTATCTGTAGTAGATAGTATCTTTAAATTAAACTGACCAAATAAATCTCTCCGAAATATATCAGTCCTTTCTCTTAAGTACATTAATTATCCTTTATTACTCTATCTACTATAGGTTTAATATTAGATAATAGTAATATTATGATACTTTCAGTATTTACATCTGAACCGCAGTTAATTATATAATCTACACCACTATTAGTATCTATTCTAATAGTATTGCCTAAATCTTTAATACTCTCATCAGTTAAATTGATAAAAACTGATTGAGTATCAAAAGAGTAATGTACTCTAGGTATATAAGGTGTCTCTCTTAATACTGAACTTAATTCCCTTCGTAGATAAATTAATTCATCTTTTACATTCCCTAGATACTTACTAACTATATTAGATAACTCATCAAAGTTGTCTGTTTTATGAGGATATCCAAATAATACATTATCATAGAAATTAGCCATTATATCTGTACCATTTGCTAGTAAGGGTTTAAATAAAAATAACATACCTCTTACAGCTTCTAATTTATCATCTAAAGCTAGATAAGATACAGTACTATCCACTCGTAATTTATCTAAATTATAGATATCCTCTTTAAACTTCTCTGTTAATTGTATTATATTCATTAATGTGTCTCCCATTGATTTTTACCAAACTTAGGTTCTCCGTGAACAGGGTATTTAAGACCAAGTTTATAACTAGTATCTATAAAACTCTGTTCTAATATAGAACCAAACTCATCTTTAATTTCAGGTCTAATCTCGAAGCTAAAGGCATCGTGAACGTTTAATATATAAGCAAAGTCTTTGTCATACTCATACTTATTTCTTAAGATATTGTCTATATGAACTAATAAATACTTCATATAGATAGCTCCAGCAGATTGAAGTAAGAGATTTAAAGCACTATGGGGGCTTCTACAATAAAGTTTCCTACCATCTAAACCATATAGATTATCTGCTATAGCTTTAGCAGTAGAATCCTCTACTAGTTCATTATAACCCTTAGTACCGCTTTTAAATCTACTAGTTAATTTAGTAGCATAAATAGTAGCTTTAATTAAATCGTCATCTACTGGAGCATATTGAGTTTTATTAACTGGATAATAAAGACTTCCATTAATCTCTTTACTTCTAGAAGCAATGCTATCAGATGCTAAAGCATACTCATCACTAGTATATTCAAACTCTTGTCCTTTATATAGCATATGACCTAATTTAGTCATACCAGCTCCATATAAAGTAGCATAGATAAAAGTTTTAGCTTCATCTCTAGTATCTAATCCAGCTGTTCTTTGATTTACAGTATGTACATCAGTACCCTTAGATTTATCTCCGTGTTCTACAACTTTAGCATAGTAATAATCGTCGTATTTACTTAGATAATGTCCAAGCATAACCAGCTCTAAAGCCGAAGCATCTACATCCACAAAAACTTTACCTTCAGGAACACATATCAATTCTCTCATAAACTGGTCTTTACTAAGCTGAGTCATATTAGGGGAATTGTGTGTCATCCTTCCAGTATTCGCTCCGAGACTATCTACTTTACCGTGTATTCTATGAGTATTAGCATTATAACAATTCATAAAACTACCAGCTCCAGTACAGAGCATACTAAGGTCTTTATTAGTCTTAAGATAGTCTTTTAATAGACCCTTAGCTTCGTTTAATTCCATACCATACTCCTAGCAGTAAACACTGACCTAATAGAAACCCTAATAGATATATGATGTTTTTAAGCCAAATAACACGTTTCTCAAGCTCTTGAATGTAAAGATTAGTATTTATACTACTAGTACCATTACTATCGCTTAAAACGCATTCTTTTGCATTTAAAACACTATATATCATTCGTTGTAAATCTACTTGTTCTTTCTGCATAGTTTCTATATTTAAAACTCTAGTTCTGATTAGAGTAATATCAGAAGCTTCATTCGCCATCAGACTCATCACTAGAGTCAAACTTACTATCAAGTGTCTCAGCATTTATGACTATATTTCCTTTCTCAGTAAATACTACTGGTTTCCAATTATAGACTCTCATTAATCTATCAGCTATCTGCTGTCTACTAGATGGATTAAAGACTTGTAACTTTAGTTTTTGATAAGCGCAACCTTCAGTAGTGATAACATCTATAGTTCTAAATGGCTTATCTAGTAGAATACCTTTATATTTTACAAATCTACCACTTTTACCAATAGGAAGCTGATATTTAGGAGTGAATAAGCCTAAAGGTCTAGTAGAAGGTAATACTAGCTTCTTAACACTATCTCTCTTGGGAATCATTACATTACCATCAGCTACTAGCATAGGAGGGAACTGCTTTCTAAGCTTTTGCTCTAAACCTATAGAGTGCATTTGTAATCTAGCTGATTCTTTTCTAGCTTTATCTATATCAAAATAACAACCATATTCCTGTTGGTCAAAGATAATAGAAGCTACTCTATACTCACATTCTCTAATAGACTTAGATGGATATCTCTCTTTCTTACTTAACTCATTATAAAGCTTATAAGTAACATCTACATCTCTTTTACAATAAGTCATCATCTCTTGATTTAATCCATTAGCAAAGTCATCATAGTCTAATTTAACTAGACCTAGTCTAAATCCAAAAGATTTAAGACTATAACTACCATATAAGCTAGCTGGGATAACTCCTCTAGATTTATCAAACTCTGCTAAGACGTCCTTAGGGATTGTAAGCTTAGCATCTATTAGAGTATCTATTAGATTCTTAGCTTTAATCTTACCTAATAGACGTTCTATGATAGGAATATCAAACTTACAGATATTATGACCTATAATAACATCAGCAGAGTCTAGTATAGCCTTAGCTTCAGATAATAAACCATCTGAATTATCTACTTTTTCACAAGTATATATCTTAGTAAGATTATTATCTATCTTTAAAGCTATACACCATATATGCTCTATATTTTTTACTAAGTCCACTAATGGACTTGTCTCTATATCAAATACTACCTGCATAATTATGAGTTCTATAAGGTCTGATATAAATCACAAAGTTCTTTTCTGTAGCTCTATAGCAGTTTATAATCTGACATTTATACTTATATTTAGCTAATTCCTCAGCAAATATATTTCTGATTAGCTTAGTAGTATAAGTACTATCACTAACTATAACATCAAATCTAATAGACCCCAGTTTCTTTTTACTTTGAGAATGCCTAGTAAAGATTTCGATAATACTAGAATTACGTTCTAGTATATCTCTGCATAATATATTCCATTCTGGCATTTCTACGCTCTTATTTATAATCGTATCTATATAAGTCTGTAAATCTATTCTTGTATCTTTCTCTATATTCTTATTAGGTTTAAACCATAGAAATATAATAGCTATAGAACAGATTATAATTAATACAGCAGGTATTATTACAAAATCACTCATTTCTCAATCTCCTTTATAATAATTGAGCAATTACACTCTTTAGTATTTTCTAAGATACTCAGTTTCTTGTATTCTATTATAGTCTTAGATATAACACTTCCAAGACCTGTTAAACCTATAACTAAAATTACGGTTATAAAATAGATATCTATATTACCCTTTATCATTCTATACCCTCTACTGTATATAGTTCACTGAGAATATCTTTATAAGTCTCTAGTAATGTCTCTTTAACAAACATAAACTTTATACCGCTAATAAGCTTCTTATCTAGTTTGTGTTTCTTTACTAGAGCTTCTAGATAGTCTTTAATTTCAGCTACTGTCATAGACATAAACTTAACTCTATTGACTAATCCTGGAATACCTTTTAAGTCATCTAATATAGCTTCTAGCTCTCCATAATCATCCTCTGGTTCTAGAGTATGTTCTGTATGATAAAAACCATAACCAGGAGTACTTCTATAAGCAGGATATGTATAAGTCTTAGTATCTAGATTTTCATCAAAGATACAATCAGTATCTGGTTCAAAGTCTAGACTATTCCATAGCTTAGTTAGATTATCAATGAAGTTATTATCTAAAATACTATCATCAAAGCCATTATAGACTATATAAGGATTACCTTCTATGAACTTAGGCTTAATATCTAGTATCTTTTCAGCTTCATTAGGTTCAATAGAGCTATCTTTATCCCTAACTATAGCTATACATTTACCTTTACTATATGTCATAGTATCCCCAACTAGAGTAGCAAGTCTTGCTTCAGTATGTTTTAGCTCTACTCTACCACTATGGTGGTCTACAATAGAGCTAACTGATACTACATTTTCACCACTAGCTAATGGGAATACTATTCCAGGTTTAGTTAGACTAGTATTTAAATCAGTTCCACTAAAGGACTGACCATCAACTTTGTCTACACTATTTGTCTTTAGGTATTTTCGCATTTAATACTTCCTTTGCTATCTTAGCTAATCTATGTTCTTTAAGTACTTCACTAGAAGTTTTTTTAAAATCCCATAGAAACTCTTTAAAATCTGATTCCCATAAAGCTCTAACTCTTTGGTCTTTAGATTTAAACTTCTCAGCTTCTGCTCTATCTAGAAAGACTTTATAAATACTATCTCTATCGTGAACTATAAAAGCTAAAGGTTCTGTTCCCTTATAGACTATCAGTACTTTTAGAGTATTATCACTAGAACCTACAGAGAAATCTAACTTTAATCTATATTCGCTAGGTAATTCTATATCTAACTTAGCTATTAGTTCATTTCTAAACTTATCTATTTCTTTGATAGTCATATCCTCTAGTAGAACTACTCTTAGACCAAAGTGGTATTCTGTCATCTCTCGATTCATAGTCATTTCATTTATTACACTAGTCTTAGTATCTATTAAAGGCTCTAGAGTCATAGTCCAATCTAGGAAAGCTTTATAGACTTTATCTATTTTATCTGTATACATATTAGCTCCTATGGGTGTTTATGCAGAGTATTCAATGGTACTGATTTAAACTCATAATCCTTGAAGTATTGCTTTAATATAGGCAATAACTCTTGAACTTTCATATTATGAAGTTCTTTTACTTCATCAGAGATTTTCTCTACATCAGCTAGATTAAAATCTACAGTAGTACTAGACACTTCTTGAGGATAATTATAGAATACAGTTGGAATCTGTATACAAAACTTAGAACCATCTTTAAAGGTCTTTTCTAAGTGTAATGCCCAATAGTGTACCTGATACTCGTTAGAACTACTTAATTCGCCAGAATTAACTCTAATAGCCTCTAGAGACTTCTGAGTCCATAGAGTTATATTTACTACCTTACCATTAGAATAATCTACTATTCTTTTTACTAATGAATCCATCCTACTTCCTTATATAATTTTAAAGTGTTCTCTATACATACTTTAGTCCATACTTTCCATTCTGGATGTAAGATAGTATGAGAATAAGCACTATTAGCGTTAGAGATATTAAGAGTTAATAAACCTTCTCTAGTTGTATTATCAAAATCTCCAGTACATACAGCATTACTACTTTTACTTACATTATTACTCATCATAGGGGTCATATAGGTATAACCTTTAACTTCTTTTATAGTTAAGTATCTCTGTATCTGAGCTACTCCATAATATGGAACTACAAAGCCATTAGATAGCATCTGTAAAGGGATATAGACATTCATTTCTGGATTCTCTATAGTCTCTTTATCAGTATAGTATGTATAAGCATTCTTTACTTGCTTTAATAATTTATCAAATAGGTAATTTAATGGAGCTAAATCTATAGGTTCATTCAATATAGTTGCCAAATTAGAAGGAACACCTAGATAGTTATTAAGAGCATCTCCAAGCATATCTCTAAGTGTATTATTACCTACTTTAGTATTATTTTTAAAGCAAGCTTTCTTTAGATTTGTAACTCTATCCTCATAAAGACTTAAAATCTCATAATATAGACTATTAAGCCTTTCTACAACATCAGAGGCTATATTTTCATCATAAGGTTTACTTAGAGAGTAAATACTAGCTATATACTTTCTAGCAGTAAAAGTATTAGTAGATATTAAAGACATAGCTATCATAGGATGAAGCGGATTAAACACTTTACCATTCTCTGTATCTTTAATTAATACTCCATACAAAGTACTTTTATCTAAGTTATTTACTTCCTCTAGGATTCTATTAATACTAGACGTAGTAGTGATATTAACTATCTTAGAATCTAATGCTTTATTACTGTCAAGTAAAACATTATCATTTACTAAATCACTCATATCCTCTATATAATACTTTGGATATTCTATCCATCTACCTGCTTTTTCTATATTAAGCCATAATACTTCATAATCAGTATTAATAGGTAATAGATTCTGAAATAACTCTTTAGTTCTATCATCTAAACAATCATAACTAGGTAAACTACTAGTACTATTATAGATAAAAGAGACTGTTTTATATAAAAGCTCTATCTTATCTTTAAACATCTCTCGGACTTTATCTAGATATGAATTAAGAAACACATTCTCTACGATTGTCATCGTTGCAACTCCTCTAGTGGAAATGTTATATCAGTACTATAATCATTAGTAGTTCCAGTAAAGTTTAGACTAGCTGTATTTAGAGTTTTATCGAATAACACTTCATTAGACGCTTCATCTAAATTATCTCTAGTAGCTAGTATCTTAATAAACTCTACAGTAGCTACTAGACAATTCATAAAGAACTGAGCTAGTTTGATACTTCCATAAGTCTCTACTTGACTAGCTGTATTAGCTATAGGCTTAGCAATAATAGATACATTATCATTCTGATGCAATAAAGCTAAGAATCGTAAGTATTTCTTAGCAAAGATTTGTCTAGTCTCAAAATCTGGAGCACCTATATACACACAGTGATAAGGGTCTAGATTTTTGTGATTCATATGTAGAAACTCATTAAGTCTAAAGTAGTTATTATATAGCCTTAAAGAAGTACTAGCTAATGAAACTAATTTACCTCTGTTAATTAAACTTAATTTCCCTAGAATTAGTCTAGTATTATTACTTCTATTTATAATTGAATTATCAGTAAGTAGACTAAAAGATTCAGCAGTATTAAGTCTTAGCATATTACTAGCTTCTAATGTTTCTTGTTCAAAGATACTGATAGAGTGAAAGATATTATTTATATTTAGTATTTCACATAGCTCTATTAGATTCTCAAAGACATTACACATCATACCTCCATAACCTATGGAGACAATGTCTAGCTTCTTTTTCTTGACTGCTAGTAAGTCTTTTTTAATGTCTTTAAGGTTATAACCTAGATTCTTTAACTGTTGCTCTAATGGTATTCTCTTTAGTCTTAGCCATCTTTCAAAGAATCTACTAAGAGTAAAGTCTTTAGTTCTATATCTTTCTACATATGAGCTCATAGCAGCTAGTATATTACTTTGATATCCTAAGTCTCTAGAGAATAAATAAGATATATAATTATCGAGTAGCAATTTCTTATTCTTTTTACCAAATACAGCACTTCTATCCTTCGGAGCAATGAAAGCATATCTAGTGATAAAACTCATAGATAGATGCTTATTTAGATTATCATCAGAATATCTCTTATCGTTATTTATAATATAGCTTAAATCAACAGTATTTTGAGTTCTCTCTTTTAGACTACTATCAGTTAAATCTTTAGTAGCGTTAGAACATAGAATACCCAACTTATATTTATAGTCGTTTATAGTCATTTTACTTCCTATATTAAATTAGGGCTATTTCTAGCCCTATGATTATTTGCCACTACCAGCAGCAACTTTAAGAGTAGTGATATCTACCTCGTCTACGCTAATGTCATCATCATCATCTGTAGATTCATCAGTAGAGTTATTATTACTCTCAGCTTGCCTAGTAGCTTGCTCAG